ATGGCCCAAGTTCCTCCGTCCCACACCGCGGTGTAAGAGTCATTAAACCCAGCTCTTAAAGTCGCGAGAGTGAAGTATGACAACGAATTTGGAGGACCTACACGGTGTCTTATCAAAACATTTGCCAGGATGACATTGTTGTTGAACTTAACAACATCGCCATTTTGGTTTCCTTGCGCTGGGAGCGTTATGGTTCCTCCGGGATAGGAGGTAACCTTAAATCTACGATTTCTCCCCGCGGGTATGCTAACGTCGCCACCTGTCACGAGTATGGAACTGACAACTTCCGGCCACTGCGCCCCCACGTCACCAGCCCCGAGGACAACATTCCCGCTCTGCCCATTGACCGAATTCACGGGGTAGTCGCCGCCGTATTCCCAGTCGGTCGCCCGGACGCCGGTATTGTTCCTGCGAATCCAGATGCCTGCTTGTCGTCTGTTGACGAGCCAGACGCCGGTGGAACTTCTCACTAAGAAACTAGCCCCAACCGCCGGATCGCCGATCGTCTCAGGTAAGTCGGCAAAGGTCTCGACCTCGCCTTCAAAAACGACGGCACCACCCCCGACTATATCGAGGTTGCCGGTAAAGGGATTAAAGCTCCAAGCCATTAGCTTTTCAGGACGCGGGTCAGGTTCGTGCCAGTGTAAGAGAAGTTGCGGGTCTCAACGATCTGACCGCTCAACTTATACTCGACCTTCGTCAGGTTGCTTCCGGCATAGGTCAGCGCGATGTCGTCCCAGGTCGGAGTATTCGAGTGCATGATGTCGTTGATTTTCTGCAACGACCGCTCGGTATAGTCCTCGCGTAGGGGCGTGTTTCCTTCTGGATAATAAGCAGGCATGTTATTACTTAATACTCCGGTTCACGGACCTCGGCAACACGGCCAGATTGCTGGAGTGGTTACTCATTCCGTTTTTATGATGCACGTCCTTGCCGTCGCCTTTGGAGACGCGGCCAGCACGCTCCATCTTGCGACGGGCGGCGTTGCGCTGGGCACGACGCTTCTTCTGCTCGGGGGACGAGTGGTAAATGTATTCCTGGGCGTAGTCTCTTGGCATAGGTCACATCGGTTGCGCCGGACCAATCTTCGCGGCGGTCTGGGCGTCTTTAAGCGCAAGATCCTGCATGACCTTGGCCTGCTTGGTCTGCATGTCGACTTGGTGCTTCTCGATCTGCATCTGGAGCTTCGCTCGGCGTTCGGCCAAGTCGGCTTGGGCTTTGGGTGAAAGCATCTGGGCATCGGCCAACTGACGCTCCATGTCGGCAATCCTTGCTTGCTCGGCTTCGATCGCCCGGGCTTGCTCGGCCTCTTGGGCTTTGGCTTGCTGCTCGGCGGCGGCTTGCAACTCGTCAGCGAGTCGCTGGCCGGAAGCGTTCAACTGCTGGAACCGCTGGCGCATGAGCCCGATCTGGTCTTGGCGGGCCACATCAGGAGCGAGCAACTGCAAGTGTTCACCGAGATGCGGCAACATCGTCTGGTAAGCGGCGAGCGCGGCGGCAGGATCGGCCTGACCTTGCGAGATCGCTTGGTCGAGACCATCGAGCGCCGTCAGGTGGCGGCTGGCGTGGATGAAGTGGTTCTCGCCGGAGGAGACGGGCAGCGCCGTGCCGGCCGACATCGTGGCATTCTCCAAGAGCGCGATCTTGTCGTCGATCGGCGTCCGTAGCGTGGTCGCGGGCGAGGGCAAATAGCGGTCGACCACTTCCTGCCCAAAGCGGGCGGCAATGCGGTCGCGCAAGAGATTAACCCGCCCCATCTCGTCCAAGGAACCGAAGATGGACATCGTCTCGTCGATCGCGGCCGAGCGCATCCCAGGGCTTCCGTAACCGATGGCGCGAACGGGCTCGACCGTAGAGAAACGATGGATCGCTTCGGTCGGCACTCCGCGGGCAATACAACGCTTCTTGAAGTCGACGGCTTCGCGACCGCCGGGCTCGTTCGCGGCATAATCACGTGACACTAAACGCCTGTATGCTTCCCGAAGGAGACGTTTCCAAGGCTGGTAGAAAAGATTGATCGCCGCGGCCCCGAGCACGGCTTCTTGCTGCAACTGGGCGCGAACTTCATACGCAGTGCGGGATTGACCATCCGGAGTGATCGAGCGGGACTGGTAGCCGATCGTCCGGTTTTGCATGTTCATGGTCAGGTCGTTTAAGACCGGCATGAGGTTCTGGTTGTAGTTCGGGATCGCCTTCTCGACGATCTTCAGCCCTGGGGGAAACAGCGCGTAGGGGCCGTAGTAGGAAAGGGTCAGGTCTTCGAGGGCGCGGGAACCATTGTCGCCGGGCTGGACGATCAGGGCCGAGGAGAGCAACGCGCCATCGACCATGCCGCAGCGCAGACGATTCAAAAGCTGAATGTGTGGATACACCTTGTATCCAAGCCCGCGGATTCCGTGGTAGGTGCCGTTGCCGACGCCATAGCAAAAAGTAACGAAGCAGTTCGTCGGGGCGGCGAAACGATTCGGGCGCTTGAAGAGAAAGTCCTCCTCCTTGGCGTTCTCATCCGAACCGATCGGATCCTTGAGGAACATGAGGTGGCTGACCTTGCCGTCAAACTCGCGCACCCACATGTGCACAACGTGGACTTTCTTGCCACGGCTGTTGCCGTAGAGGAGGTCGTTATTTTTAAGTTCGACCTCCAGCTTCTCCCACTCGCCGGCCTCTTGGAACGAACTGTCGCGGCAAGCGCGGATTAACGCCTGTTTCACCATCTTGACGTTCCACCCCAGGTCTTTGGCCACGGCGGGGTCTTCGATGAATTTGTAAAGCTGGTGGGCTTGGTATTCGCGATCAACCGTGGCGACCTCGATCTCCCATTCGGAGGCGCGTGTTCCACGTGGCAACCGGAACTCGGAGAGTCCGGCCACACGCCAACGCCAATCGACCTCATCCTCAAAGTAACAAACGCCGACTCCGTGCGAGACAAACTGGTCGGCAAGCATCTGGTGGTTGAACTCGAATTCCTGCCACTCTTTGAGCGTCCGCGTGAATTCTTCCGCCAGGATGCGCTCCCACTCGACCTTCTGCTCGGGGGAACCGAAGTCGATCGAAATGCGGGCCAAGACATCGACGGACGAGGTGAGGTCGTAGTATCCGGCGAGGGCTTGCTCTTTCAGGGCGGAGGCTTCACCAAAGTCGAGATTCGTGCGCTCGCCTTGGCCCATTTCAATCAAGTCTTGCTGGTTGAAAGGGGCGGCACCATTGAACATCGCGTCAACCAGGGCGCGGTTTTTACTGGAGCCTTGGTCGGAGTCCTTGATCGCTTTGTAGATCGAGCGGGCGCTGTTTACATTGTCCACGCGCATCTTGGGGGCGCGGCCGTTCTCTTCAAGGCCGAGAAGTTCGAGGGGTGCTAGTTCGGAATTTGTCATTTTTGCAGGGCTTCGATAAGTGAGCCGTCTTTACAACCGTGGACGACGGCGGCGTTGGTCGGCACGGGGCCATAGACCGATTTGTCGTCGATCGGATCGCAGTAGATGCGCCCGTCTTCATCGATCTCGTAGTTCTTCGTGCGCCAGTTGTTGTGTATCAACTGTGATACCGCGGTGTGCGGGCGCATCTCGTGGCGGAGGTAAACGTCGAAGGGCTCGACGTTCGGGCCGTCGTCGGTGCGGACATAGCTCCACAAGAGCGAGCGGGTCGGAAAATCAGCCGGATAAACACAGGTGCCAATGACGTGCTCGCCGTCGACTTTGACGAATTCGCCGGTCTTGCGATCCAGCATCCGGGTCACTTGGATGGCTCCAAGGAAAGGTTTCTGGGCTTGGTTGTATTCGGTCTCGATCGCATCGAGCCAATCTTCACGGATCGGGGTGTTGTCGGCCTCGAACCAATACCAAGTGTCCTTGTTTCCACTGTGCTGGAGGTGGCGAACCGTCCGCGCCCAGAGGTGGTTGGCACTCTGGGGCCAGCCGAGTTCGCACTCGGAATCAGGGACAAAAAAGTTAGACTCAGAGAAAAGCGGGGCTAGTTGCTCTCTCAAAGCAGCAGCGTCGGCAAAAGTATTGTAAGCCCCGACGACCAAGAGTTTGTGCCGACTCAGATTCCCTAAAAGCGCCATGTGCCCGGCCAGCTTGGTGGCGAGCTTGAGGTCGACTTGGGAAACGGGCAGGACGAGGAGCATGGTTTACGGAGTTATTACTTTAGCACGGTGTCGAGGATTTCCCAATTATCCGGCTGACGGTGGAGCCGCGGCGAATAGCAAATCTTCTTCCTTTTCTTAATCTCGTCAAATCGCCAGAGGACGAACTGCTTCAGGTCGGGAAGCCAGGCGGCGAGGATCTGGAAGTCGCCGCGAGCATAAGCCTTCTTGGTTTTCTTGCCGCGGCTCGTCATCACTCCGTAGTTATTGCGGTGCGGGTTAAAGGTCGCGGTTTTTACCTGAACACTGATGGGTCGTTTCGGGGGACGGAGAATGACGAGGTCGGCGGCATGGGCATGACCGAGCGGCACGTAGACTTTCCAGCCACGCCCATCGGCTTCATAAATAAACCTTACCTCGGCCGAGGTGCCTTTTTCACAGTCAGTCATGCAGCAACGGCGTGGACTAAAGGTGCCACCTTGCCGAAGATTTCAAAGGTCGAGTTGCGCCGGACGAGGTGCGGAATGCGGAGTGCATTCTGCCGATCGACCTCGACGGCGGCATCTGTCTCGGTGAAAAAGCGGTCGGTCTTGTAGAGGTGACGGGTCGCGAGGCGGTGGCTCTTGAGCGTGACACGCTCGCCCGTGCTGCGGGAGATCACTTGCCATCCGCCCGGCGGGAGCGCGTTGCGGTCGACATCCGGCGGCGGACTGAAGGGCGGGATCTCGAAGTGGGATATCCCACCGTCATAACAATAGGTGCCGTCTTTGCGCGGGTAGAGACAGTCCGGCGTCCACAGACACGTCTCTTGGATGAAGGGCACTCCAAGTCCAATAGCCAAGCCCATCGGGCTCGACTGGTTGCCGATAAAGAGATCCGCCCCCGCGATCAGCTTGGCCAGTTCGAGGTAGTCGTTGGTGATGGCATACTCGGCATGGACCTTGGTCACCCGACGCAGTTCCTCGACCTCGTGCGGCAACCCGACAAAGAGCATCTTCGTGCCGAGGGCTTCACCGATAAGATCCCACCGGAAGTAAGGGTTGTGGTAGCGCGGGCTGCGGTGACAGACGACCCGCCCCCGTGCCCGCGCCGAGGGGGAAACTTTTAACCAAGGATCAGGCACCGCGTTCGCATTGACCCAATCGCTTTGCAGTTCCATCAGGCTGACCCCGTAGATCAGCCCGCCATTACGGAACGTGGAGAAATTGACGCAGTGCTCGTTCTTCGGCGCATCCCCGTGAATCACCTTGCCGATGTAGTCTTGGGATTCGAGGAGCGGACGAAGCACGTTGGCCCGCTCGGGCGTCATCTTTGCGGTCCACGGACGGGAGTTCAGATACAGATCCCCGCGCCCGAGTTCCCTCATCGAGGGCAGCGCGTAGAGGACATCCCCCAAGTCTCCGGAGTGGAAATAATTCACGACCAATCGTCGTTAGCTTCTTCGCGTGTTTCGGTCTCGTCCTCTTGGAACATAGTGTCTTCCTTGGACAACACCTCGGTCACCGCATCGACGGCCTGAAGCCAATCCGGCGCGGTCAGCGAAATCATCCGCAGTGGCGGTGCATTCTTGCGAAGCTCTTCAACTGTGACGCGATACGACATTGTGCGGTTATTATACCGCCGAATGGTATTACAACCAAACGCGGAGGTTCTTTAGGTTGTTAGCTGCCGGAGGAGCGTGTCGGGGAGGCGCTTGGGCCAGTAGGCGATCTTGCGGATGTGGCAGTTGGCGTTGTTCCCGCCGAGCGCAATAGACCCGATATAGCAATGCGTTGATTGTGCGGCTGGCATATTGCCCGACGTGTCTGCCACGCCAAGGGTTCCACCTCTCGCCGCTTGAAAATCGTTTCGCTTAAATGCGCCCGCGAATTTGATGACATCTTGAATTTGCGGCACCGAGCCAACACCAATGACTGCCTGACTAGTTGCGCCACTTACTGCCGATAGAAACGGAGTGCTGTTGTCACTGGTAATAATACCAATTCGCTCGTCGTTTGTGTTGTTGTTAAATTGGAGAACTCCACGATTGCCGCGGGCTCCGGCATACTCCGCAAACACTGTCCCCTCAATCTGATTATAGAACGAGCTAATCGGCGTAACGACGGCACTATCCGCTGCGCGTGTAGCGGCGGCGGATGTCGTCGGGATGTAGCTGGTGGGGAAGGCGCCTGCTTCTAGTTGGGCGCCCCAGATGTAGAGGCCGGAGGTGCCGTCGCCGGTGTAGTTGCCGCCAGATGGATTGTCCAACAAGTTAATACCCGCATTTTGCGTTGCCGACGAAGTGGCCGTTGCTGATATTGAGACACGCCACCAACCGTTGCCAACGCTCGCTATAGAAGAATTTGTAACGGTGGCGCTGGCATTGGTAATGGCTCCAGTGTCAAGATTGACGAATATGGATGGTAGGGTTGTAAAGGCATTGCCAGCATTGACAATGTGCATTGAGATTTGCGCGTTGGCTCTTTCTGCACTTTTTAGAAAAACAGAAAATGTATAAGCAGTGCCGCTGACAACCGAGTAACTTGGAGATCCTGCGCGATGACTGTTCGTGGGTGTTGTATCTTCAATAAGTTTGTCTGCGCTCGACGTGCCATCAGGGGCCGTCACTGCATTGGCGGTTATTGTGGCCCTTGTTTTTGACCACGCAGCGTCATCAAGCTCGGCGCTGCGCTGAAGGCTATTCGTCCGCGCCTCCTCAATCAGCAACCCACGCGACTCACCGGTCACCGGATCGTGGTCGAAGCGGGGGACGTTGGTTCCTGCGATTTTTAAGGTGCCGTCGGCGTCGAAGAAGGTGGCGTTCGATGCCCTCGTAAAATTGATTGCCGATCCAATCCCGTGATTAAGCGTCTTCTTACTGACAAAATTCCGGTAGAATGAACCGAACATGAAATCCAAAGCCGGAGGCAAACCGCCTACAACTTTGGCCATCGAACGCTCCAAAGAGTCGCCGGCCAACGCCGCGTTATTCTCTGGGAAATAGCTAGGCATTAAGCTCGTTGAGGGCGCTGACAAACTTAAACATCAGCGTCTCGTTGGAGTCGGTCGGAAGCGGTGCATAGGACCCGTTCAGCTTGCTGCTGACGAGCGACAGAGCTTTCTGCAAAAGCCGCTCAAAGCTGTCGCTCGGCAATGGGGTGTCACCTTCTGGAAAGTATGATGGCATTAAGGTGTTATGATACATCCTCAAAATGATTGGAGCAACTGACCCGACCGCCGCGGGGCATACTTCGAAGTCATCGTCGACTTCCAACTGCTCATCCCGCGGCGACTCCCGCCAGTCTCTTGGGGAGGACGCAGCCCGAACCGTTCACGGACAACATCGAGCATGACGAAGGCGGCGTCAGCCACGTCGGGCGATCGGCCGATCCTGGCCTTCATATCGGTTTTCGACTCGACGACCACCTTCATCGATCCGGACTTACGGGTGTCGTAGTTCCGGCTGGTCATCTCCCGAGCCAGATCCGGCCCGATCCCTCGTAACTGACCATTCTGCAAAAACTCCTTCGCGCCGAACCAAAGCTCGGTCACGCGGTTGACGTATTTATCTTGGGCCGCGGTCGCATCGTAAGCCGAGAGCGAGCGCCCCGAGGGAGCACCGCCGAAGTGGACCCGGAGGAACTCATTCGATCCGCAGACCGTGGCCAGGGCATCGCAGAACGGGACACCGCCGCCCGTCACGTCGACCCCGATGTTTCGCCACGGCACCCCAGCTTTGACCACGATGTCTTTGATCTTCTTGGCAATCTGGAAGGTTCGCGGCTCGGGGTTGCTCGCCTCCTCGTCGAGGTAGTGGAATTCGTCGAAGGAAACCTGATCGACCCCGTCTTTGTTCTGTCCAAACGAACCTAGATAAATCACACATCTGTCCCCGCCGCTCACAAAGGAGGGGTCGATGCCGACGATTCGTTCGACGCGGCCCCTCCACATGGGCTTCTGATCGGCTTGGAAGCGGATGATTTCGGCCTCAGAATAGATGGCTTTGCTGACCGCCTGCGGTGGCCAAAAACCTCTGTAGTCTCTCCAAAAAATCGGGTTGTCCTCACCGAGTCGTTCACGAGCCTCGTCGATCTTCTCCCACTTCTGGATCGGCCACTTGTTCTCACCGGCCAAGTAGTTCGGATTCTTGAGCGCATCGAGGTGGAGACAAACGCCACCCAGCTTGGTTTCCCACTTCTCGTCGTTGACCGTAATGCTCCCCCACCCGTTGATCGGCTCGACGAATCGCCCGAAGGGATCGTAGTAGGAGACAGGGTTCGCCGCCGCACAAATGTGGAGAAACGGGTTGTTCGAAAGGTTCGACATCGCCGTGTCGAGGAAGGCATGACCCAACTCACTCAACTCGTCGGCCGCAACGATCACCCGCGGAGCCTTCATACCCCTCATTTTGCCAGTGACTTCCGAGGTCTTTTTCGCCTCGGCCGGAATCAGATACACACCCGCTTGCTCCATCCGCTCGCCGTTCCGGATCGTGTAGATGGCCGGAGTCGGAGTGTCTGCCAATTTTCCGGGCGCGACATGCTTGATGCACGGCCAATACCTCTGGATTGCACCCCAGACCCGTTTCTTCGCGTCACGAATGCTCGTGGATGTGACCAATGAGAGCGTGTGGAATGGCGCGGCCAGCCAATTCAGCAAAGCCCAGACCGCCATGAATTCCGACTTGCCGGACGAGCCGCAGCCTGCGAAACCGACAAACTTGCTATGACAGCACTCGTAAAGCATATCGTCCGCCCACGGATGCCAGATAAAGTTCTCCGTCTTCTTGTGGAAGAACATTTGGGCCGCGTTTTTGAAGTGGGCTTCCTTGGCAAGCATCTCCCCCACCCGCTCTTTTTGACGGAAGCAGTAAAGCTCGACCGCCCAATCGGCGGTGTCCTTTTGCCACCAAAACCCGTAACGCGGAAAGTATCCCGCGGGCTGCGGTTCGCCGGGCTTAATGAGACTGCAAACACTCATCGCCACTCAAAATGGGCTGAAAAGCCCGCCCCAATCTGCTCCAAAATAAACCCCAGCCACTATCCCTCTGTAAAAGAGCCTTTTACGGAAGTGGCACTCTGCTTCGAATCCTGTCGCCCCGACTTTTTTCATTTGTCGTAAGTCACTCGATTTACTCTGTTAGACAAAAAGTTACGTAATCCGGACATCATATAATGTTATGTTGTTATGTATGATTTTGAACGATTGGAGCAGATTTTTGTCCCAAAATAGACATGAAGAACCACGAAATCCCTGAGCTTATTGAGACAAAAAACGGCCCAGCCAAAGTGCGTTTTGGCGGAGCGGAGGTGGAGATCCGAACGGAACAAAACGGACGATACTTTCGACACGTATTGCACTGGCACGTCGGCACGCAAAAATTTCGCCGCAATATCTCCGATCGAAACGAAGCGATCGATGAAGCAAAGCGCATTGTGCGTGACCTCGCCCGCGCCGAGGGAACCAGAACATCCGTTCATTCGGGGGATATTGTATTCCTTAATGAGTGTTTGCGCAAAGTTGGTGGTAGGAGCCACATGCTTTCGGCGATCGAACTTTACCTCCGCACCCACGCAATCGGAGGGCCACGCAAGACGATCGGCGACATCTGCGATGAACTCGAAGCGGAATTGACGCTGCGTGAACAAAGCGAAGACGTGTCGCATGAGCATTTGAAGAACGCCAAGTATGAAAACGGCGTGCTCAAGAAGTGGTTCGGCTCGATGACACTCCAGCAGATCACGAGCGAACTGGTGAAAACCAAACTCCTCGAAAGCGACTACAGCCGGACAACCAAACGCAATATCGTGCGGGCGCTCAAGGCCCGAGAGAGCTTCGCCAAACGCAAACGCTACGTGCCGAGGGAGTTTGAATCTCCGTTTGAGGACATCCCGCTACCAAAGGCCAAGACCGAAAAACCAGCGGTTTTCACTCCGGAGGAACTGACCCGACTCTTCATCGTGCTGCGGCCCAGGCAACTCCTCTACGTGGCGACGGTAGCTTTCGGGGGCTCCCGCCGCGCCGAGTTCCAGCGGATGAACGCCGGCCATTTTGTCGATGAGGAGAACATTGCCTGCATCGATGCGGATATCGCCAAGACTTCGGCCCGCCGCACCTTGGACATTCCGGATAACCTCCGGGCTTGGATGGATATTGCCGAGAAACCGGAGACGGGGCTGCTGGTGTCCAAAAAGGCGGTCGTCAAAGTTTCCGCAGAGAAGGCCAACCTTGCGGCGGTCGGGCTGGCTTGGAAGCAAAACGTGCTGCGGCACTCATTCATTTCCTACCACTGGGCCAAATACCGCACCCCGCACCTGACCGCGGAACTGGCTGGAAACTCCGTGGATATCATAAAGGCGACCTACAAAAGCCTCGTAACCCCCTCGGCGGCAGAGGCATGGTTTAATATCACACCGATATCAGTGCGGGCTTATGCGGAAGAAAAAGGCTTGTCTCACTTAATAAAATGGTGAACAACCACACACGCCCGATGTCTAAAGCTATTGAAAGGAAAACCCAAAAACCCATGAGCACCACAAAACACGGTCGTCTGAAACCAGGCACCGAGCGTGTTAGCTATGTCGAAAGTAAAGGAACCTCCGCTGCCCTGCGCCTTTTGGCCGCAGCCAAGCAGACCAACGTGAGTTCCCTGATTCGCGAAGCTACCGTTCAATACCTGGCCAAAGAAGACCCAGATAAAACGCTGTCCCGCGTTGCCGATGAGTTGGCCGTCTACAAGGCCGACACCAAGGAAGAACGCGCTGCCGACAGCCTCGATCCACAAATGCAAAAAACCATTGCTGCCCTGCTCCGGAAACACCGGAACGGGTGACGCGGTGCCGCGGGGATTGAACCCCGCGGCTTCTTTTTCACTACGCCGTAATAACCATAACAACACCCGAAGTAATAGAAACGCCCATAAATGATGACAATAAACCTCACCAGTAACCAAAAATCCGAACTCGACGAAGCGGCTCACTACTGCTCCTTAACGCCAGAAAAACTTGCCTCCCTATTTGTCGAAGACGGATTGCGGCTGTATCGTGACAGCCGTGACGAATTCAGAAACACCCTCCCTGACGGAGAAGATCAATAACCTTCGCAACCCGAAGTTGATCCGCTCATTCGCCAGCGACCCCGAACTCGAAGACCGCCTCAAAAAGGAGTCAGAGAGTTCGGGGCGCTCAATGAGCGCGGTCATTCGCACTGCGTTGCGTAAATTCTTCGGGTTGTAGTAATAACACCATAATGACTAGCATGACGATCGAGTGCGCCTCGTTTCGGGCGATCCCGATTTCCGAGGGTCGGGTCCGACTGGAAATCACCGAGCCGGCGGCTCCACGCAAAGAAGTCTACGGCGCGGGAGAAGCGGTTGCCCGGTTAAGCGAACTCTTCGGGAAACCGATGGGCCGGAACTGCCTCACCTACTGGCGCAAACAGGGACTCCCCTGCATCCGCTTGGGTGAAAAGAAAATCGTCTACTCGGACGATGAACTCGTGAAGTGGGCGCAGGGCCGGATGACTTCTTGCATCCCGTGAACTCCAGGCAAAAAGGCAAACGTGTCGAGCGCCTCTGGCGAGATCAACTCCGCGAGGCGGGGTTCTTGAAGGCTTTCCGCGGTCAGCAGTATTGCGGTGCCGCTGGGGACGCCGACGTTGTCTGCCCAGAATTACCGACGATCCACTTCGAGGTGAAGGGGGTGCAAAACCTGAACGTCCTCGCTGCGATGAAGCAAGCGATCGCCGACAGTGCGAAAAGTGGCCGGACGCCGACAGTCGCCCACAAGAAAAACGGCGAGCCGTGGTTGGTCACCATGCTCGCCGCTGATTGGCTTCGGCTGGTGAAGGACTCCGACTGGGTCAGTCCAGCAGACTCCCCAGCAATTCCCGATTCTGTGCCTCCCGGCGTTCAGCCCGCCGTTCTCTATTCACACGGATTCGTTCCATCACCGCGTCTGATTGATCGGACGAGTAGTAATACCGATTGCCCTGTTTCTGAACATACGTGATCCCGTTCGGAGTATTCAGGTCGATCACGTAAAAGTTCCCGTCGCCAGCTAATGCGGTTCCCGTAAGGAGACCCGCTACAAGTATTGAGTTAATAATTTTCATCATAAGGTAAGACTCAGCACATGCCCGCAGCGTTCAAACTCTTCCCATACCAAGAGAAAGCCGTCGAACGGCACCTGAAGATCCTCGACTCGGTCGGGGCCAGCCTGGACGGGACCGGGTGCGGAGGCGGGAAAACGGTCATCGCGAGTGCCCTTGCTGCACGATATGCGTTAAAAGTGTGCGTTGTATGTCCTAAATCGGTGATTTTCAAATGGACAGAAACCCTGTCCAGCTTCGGGGTGAACCCCCTATTTGTCCTTAATCCCGAAAAGTTACGGGTCGGGAACACGCCTTGGCTTAAAAAGACTTCCAAAGGAGGGAAGAAGGTCGCCTTCGAGTGGCAGCTTCCCGAGCGGTGCCTTTTGATTTTCGACGAAACGCACATGTTCGGGGCCTATAACAGCCAGAACGGGAAGATGCTCGAATCCGCTGCGGGGAACCATGCCGTCCTGATGTTGAGTGCCACGGCCGCGGAGTCCCCACTCAAGATGAAAGCGATCGGGGTAAACCTCCGGCTCTTCACTTCGGGCTACTTCTGGAAATGGGTGCGCGAGATGGGGGCCGAAGAAGGGCGCTGGGGTGGCCTCGAATGGAACCCCCGCCGGCCGGAGAACAAGGAGAAGATGGAAAGGCTCCACCATTCGGTATACACGAACCGCGGATACCGCGTGTCTGAGGAGGAGCTACGCGAGCAGTTACCGGATCTCATGCTCTCGGACGAGCCCCTTTGGCTCTCAGATAAAGACCGAGCTACCGTAAAGGCGCTTTATGACGAAATGGCTGATCCAGAGGATCCGGGCGGTGTTAAAAATCTCCGGCAGCGACAAGCCCTTGAAACGGTCAAGGTCGCGTATCTGGTGGAGCGTGCCCAGGAGATCGTCGAATCAGGCGGCTCGGTGGTTCTCTTCCTGAATTTCCATGAAAGTATCGACCAAGCACGGGCACGCCTTGAAGGCGCGGGTGTCATCGACGGACGCGAAACGGCCAAAGCCCGAGCGGAAACCCAACGCCGGTTCCAAGAAAACGAACTCCGCTGTGTCATCGTCCAGATCGCGGCGGGCGGACAATCCATCGACCTACACGACGTGGTCGGAGAGTTCCCACGTGTTGCACTTATTTGTCCGCAATTCTCCGGCCTCGTGGAGGAGCAGGCTCTTGGAAGGATACGACGGGTCGGGGCCAAGTCTCGCGCACTCGCTCTAAGGCTCTACGCACCAGGCACCGTGGAGCAGGGAGCCCTACGTCTAACCGAGGAAAAACGGGAAAACGTAGGAATTTTGAATGCAGGAAAAAATAATTTGAACAATGGGGTGAACACCCCTGTCTCACCCCCTATGCAGGTAATAACGCCGCAAGCACATAACACGGAGCACAGCGAACATTCGCCCTCCTCGCTTAAAGAAAAAGCCAAGTGCCCCGGATTCCGCAACGACCAGACTCGTGACCAAAGCGCGGCCAACCGCGGAACGCTCGGCCACCTTGCGGTGGAAAAGGAGAACCTCGATGTGATTCCGCCGGATGATCCGAAGCTGCGCGAAGCCGCCGAGATGTGCCTTCGGTATCTGGCGGCTCTCCGCAAGCCCCTCGTAAACGCGCAGGAGCTTCGGGAGCAGCGTTACAACGTCCTCGATCAGTTCGGGCACATCGATCATATCATCCTGCACGGCGGAGACAAAGCCGAGTTGGTCGACTACAAATTTGCTTTCGGAGCATACACCGCGGATTCGCCGCAGTTCTGGGCCTATGCCGTCGGGTTGTGGGATGCCCATCCCCAAATTGAACAACTGACTGTTCATGTGCTCCTCCCCTTCCAAGGGGTCATCGACCGCGAGACGTGGCACCGGGAAAGTGACTACGATCGTTTGTCCTCACAAGTTGCGGCCATCATTGCCGCAGCGCGGCGCGATGACCCCTTGACCTACCTTACTGGGGCACACTGCGCTTGGTGTGCAAAGCAAGCCAGTTGCCCGAAACTCTCGTCGCTCGCACTGACGATCGCTTCGGAATACAAGGCCGACGAGTTGACCCTGCCGGCGCAATACGACCCGGCTAATATCTCTGACCCGAACGTCATAGCGTTCGCCAAGAAGGCGGCACCGATCATGCGGTCATGGGCCGACAAGGTCGATGCCCGCGCCTTGGAAATGCGGATGCAGGAAGGGATCGAGATTCCGGGGTTCGAACTCGCCGAGCGCAAGTCACCTTTCAAGATCACCAACGCACAAGCCGCGTGGGAAACAGTCAAAGACAAAATCAGTCCCGAAGCCTTCGCAGCCTGCGCCGAGGTCTCAATCGGGGCACTAGAAAAAGCCATCGCACGGACCGCGAAACGCGGCGAGATGGCCCGATCCAAAGAACAACTTCGTGACGCATTGGTGGATGCCGATGCGGCCAAGAGCGAGGGCTCTTATCACTACCTAAAAAAGACCAAGTAATAACGCCATCAATAATTATGGGAAAAGTATCGTTTGAAGAGGCCGTTGAGGCCCAAGTCATCGAGGAAGCCGGTAGCAAAGCAGTCGCCGTCCGCCCCGAAGCACAGGTCGCCATCATCGGCGAAGACCAAGCAAAAGGAATCTACGGAGAGTTCGGCGCTGACGACATCAAGCTGCCGCGCCTGAACCTCGTGAACAAAGTCGGCGATCTCTCGAATCTGTTCACTCCGGGCACCTATGTCATCAACAAGGAACACCAGATCAACGACATCGATCCGAAGAACAAGGGTTTGGGCAATCCGCTCAAAGTCATCGCGGTTCGACTGAAGGTCGAATACCAGGAGTCGCTCCCCTTCGATCCGGACGTTCGTCCTCGCGTCTTCCAGACCGCGGAAGAAGTTCGCCTCTCCGGAGGTCAGGTCGCTTACGGCCGCGGCGAAGGTAAGTTCGCCAAGGTCGGTCACATCGAGTTCTTGATCCAAGAGCCCGAGACACTGAGCGAGGAAGCGGCCACGACGTTCTTCTACGTCCTCGGCGAGAAACGCTACGCTCGTGTGATCTACACCGCATCGTCGACCGCTTACGCAGAGACCGCGGCGATCCTCTACAGCGACTTCAAAGTCGGTCACTTGAACAAGACGGGCCTGTTTGGCGGCTTCTACTCCCTCGGCTCGAAGCTGAAGACCGGAGACAAAGGCACCTGGTGGATTCCGTCGATGAAGACGGCCGGTGAAGTTCCCGCGGAACTGCAAGCTGAGATCAAAGGACTGCTCTAATGGGCTTCGATAATCTCCGCTTTCGCGATCCGGAGGGGCTTGAGAACAACGGCTATAGCCGACTCGCCGGCCCCTATAACCAGACAGAAGAAGCCATGTTTACTCGGCTGATCGCCGACGCCAAACGGGCAAACAAGACTGTCGCTTTCAGCGGTTCATCTGACCGCGTGGAAGTCTGGCAGAAGAGCATCTAATGCATTTCCCCGGTGGGAGGTTTTCGGCCGCTCATGGGCCACGGGTTCTTCCTCCCGCCGGGGACCACTTTTATGGATACCAATACTGAAGTTCTAACTTACATCGAAAAAACGGCCGAAGCTCTCGGCATCACGACCGACATGGGGCGCAAAGCGTTTCGTTCGTTCTGTGAGGCTGCGGTTCTCCTCGACACCAAGCAGCGCGACTACGGGAGCGCAAACATAAGCGCCTTCGGAGAGCGCGGCATCGTCGTCCGTATGAACGACAAGGTCGAGCGGCTCAAGACTCTCGTCTGGAATGGCGCGTCACCGGAACATGAGAAGGTTTCTGACACTTGGTTGGATATCGCCAACTATGGGATCATTGGTCTTCTCTGCCACCGCCAGGAGTGGAAATGACCGCTCGTCGATTCTGTTCCGCACTGGCGATGGCTATCACCGCGGCCGTGGTTGTCGGGTTCGGCTCTGCCTATATGGAAATGCAGAAGCGCAACGCGATGTCGGATGAACTGGCTCAATGGGAGTTGAGCGAGTGGAAGGAGAATCTCCTGACCGAGCGCCAACGCGAATTTATCGGAGGAAGCAAATGATCCCGATCGTCGGACTATTCGTTTCCTGGGTCGGTCTATTCGGATTCGGAGCATGGCTCGCCGCCAAAGGAGGAGACGCGAAGTGAGAACTTACACTGTCGTTATCGACGAGGACGTTCCTCTCGCAGACAAGAAACCCGGCGAACAGTCGCGGTATCAACACCCGCTGTCATACCTACTTGGTAAACTGAAGGTCGGCGACTCGTTCATCTATCCGGCCTCGACCCACGAACACTTCAACGGACTGCGCTCGATCGCTCACAGCATCGGCCGGCGTGGAAAGATGAAATTCGCGACCCGAGCCGTCACCGACAGTGAAGGCGTGGATCGGCTTCGCTTCTGGAGGTTGAAATGAACCCCGAAGGATTCTTTCTCGTCGGGATGGGCTTCGGGCTTTTGCTCGGCGGGCTCTCTGCCTACGGGGCGATCTTCGCTTGGGCCATCAAACGCGGGAGGGAAGAAGACGATGCCAAGTGATCCCGATCAAGACCGCGACGAGGCGCAAGGGATGGACGCTGAAGAGGCCCATTACTGGGCCAGACGCAACGACCCAATGGAGCAGTATTGCGAATACTGTGAAGGCTTCTACGGCGAGTGTAACTGCGAAGAAGAACGTGAAGCGGATCGCAAGGCGGAAGAGGAGGAGGAATGAGTTATGCCGCACGTTTTGGAGAATCTCGCCTACGCCAAAGCCTGTTTACGCAAGCGGCCGTTCGAGTCCAAGGAAGCAGCATCAGCAGAACGGTCGGAGGACTTCACCGTTTACCAATGCCGATACTGCAAAAAGTGGCACCGATCCTCACGACCCCATCTCAAACAACGGCTCCTCGAACGGAAGAAGCGCGAGCGGACAGAGGTGCGGGTCAAAGCCCTGCGCAAGCGGGCGATTCTCAAGCAATTCTATGAACACTGACTACACCATCGGTCGCATCAATTTCGGACCGCGTGACTCTTTCACAACGCTCGGACAACTGATCGACGAGATCGCGGCCCAAGAGGAACTGGTCGATGACCTTTGCCTCTTTGCTGGAGACCTTCTCACCGAGATCGAGTGGCTACGCGCACAGCTTCCACCGCCGGCATTGTTTAATCCGGAACAACCAATCTACGAGCTATGACTTTGCCGGGGGAGACCACTGAATCAAACAATCCGTCTGGGAGGGCGGAGCGCCAACCAGTCCTCCCCCGGCATCCCTCTGTCGCGATCGACTTCGAGAGCTACTACGACAAGGACATCTCGGTCACCACGATGGGCGCTTGGAAGTATGCTCGCGAAACCGACATCTACATGGTCGCGATGTATTTCGACGACGGGACTTGTTTCGTCGGCCAGCCAGCAGATGCGCCTTGGTCCGAATGTCACCTGCGCGATTGGATTATGCACAACGCGGCCTTCGATCTGACGCTCTTCGATGCCCTCGTCGAGATCGGCAAGGTGCCTGGGGTTAAGCCGCGCTACGTCTTCGATACGGCCGACCTCGCTGCCTACCTCGGATACCCCAGGTCGCTCAAGGAAGCAGCCAAACATCTCCTCGGGATCGAGATGAGTAAGTCGACCCGAGACAACATGAAAGGAATGAAATGGACCAAGGACTCTTAAAAGTATTCCAAGCCATCTCCGGATGGCGCACACCCGAAGAATTCGGCCACGAGAACGATGGCTATGTCACGTTCGAGGAAGACCGCAAAACCCACTGCCGTTCGGCTTTCTTCTGGAAAGCGGACTACTCCCACGAGCATCTCAACGCGATGTGGCTGGGCGGTCAGACATTTGTCAGACGTGCGGCCCTTGTTGCGCTGGCCCTCTTCCTGCCGTTTTCAACACAAGCCGATCCGGCTCGGGATGAGTTCGTTCGCGAAGTAACTGTGACGCTCATCAAAAACCAAGCCAGTTGGCTGGATGTGACAAATCACGTCAAACAATCGATGGACGGCTGGAATGAATACCAACGTCTCGTGGAGGAGAAGCAATGACACCTAAAATCAAAAAGCTCATAGACCAAGGCCGGCTCTTGCCGATCTTTGGGAAGTCCGGCGACCAATACGCGCTGCTGGGTTACCAACGCAAACCCGGTAGCCGGAAGTCGCATCTGCGGCCCTACATGTTCCCCCGGCCGATTCCGATTCCAGATCCTACGAAGGGGGCGGCATGAGTGAGACACCGGAGACAGACGCTTTTATCGAGGCGTTGAATGACGACTGGGACTACGAATTTGCCGCGCTTACTGCCCACGCCAAGAAGCTGGAGCGCGAGCGGGACGAGGCGCGGATTCAATACCGCTCCACGCTCGCTCTGGCCGAAGCGTTGGCGAAGACTATTAACAAGATGAAGGCTGAACGAGATGCCTAAATCCCCTTACATGACCAACGACTTCAAGAAAGAAGTCGCCCGCTACGCGCTCTTGGATACCAAAGCGACCTTCATGCTCTGGCAGAAGTATGCCGAGAAGATGCCGGACACCGAATGGCGGATCTCCGCGATGACCCGCCAGATGGGAATGCGCGGAGTGCCGGTCAACATGGACCGCCTCATCGAGGCCCGCGATAAACTTATCTTGGAGAAGCGCCGTGCCGAAGCCCTGCTTCCGTGGATCGGTGGCGAGTATCCTCCCCTGTCACTGCAAGCGATCCGCGATCAGTGCGAGAAGGAAGGTATCCGGGCTCCGAAGTCTTTTGCCGAGAAAGATCCGGAAGGCGCGGCATGGGAGGCAGAGTTCTCCGACAAATTTCCTTGGGTGCGGGCGGTCAGGGATTACCGCAAAGCGAATAAACACCTCAACACGGTGACCACAATGATCGCTCGCACCCGCCCCGACGGGCGTATGCCGTATGAGTTGAAGTTCTTCGGGGCGACGACCGGACGGGACTCGGGCGGTGGCGGCTGGAACTGCCAGAACATCCCGAAGGGTGAAGTAGCCGGCGTCGACATCCGCAAGTTGATCGAAGCTCCGGAAGGCAAGACGCTCGTCATCTGCGACCTTGCCCAGATCGAAGCACGCTGTCTCCCTTACCTCGCCAAGGACACCGAACTTCTCGATCTGATCGCCAGTGGCGTCGACATCTACGAGGCACACGCTCGTGCGACGATGGGCTACAACGACCCGCGACCGCTCAAGGAAGTGGATCCGAAGATGCGCTTTCTCGCCAAGGCCCGCGTCCTGGGTCTCGGCTATGGCTGCGGACCCGCAAAGTTCGTCGTCGTCGCCAAGATGCTGGCCGGACTCGACATTACTTTGCAGGAAGCGACATCGATTGTGCAGTCGTATCGCGAAGCCAGTCCGAAGATCATCGCGCTGTGGAAGAAGCTCGACCGGGCGCTGCGTGTCTCTACCGACCCGAATGACCGCGAACTGACCATCCCCCTACCCTCCGGCCGCGAACTAGTCTACCGCCAGATCAAGCGCCACAACGGCGAGATCACCGGACTCCTTCCGCGGCTCGGCAAAATGATGGAGGTCAAACTATATGGCGGACTCCTCGCTGAAAACGCCACTCAGGCATTCGCCCGCGATGTCTTCATGGATCGCGTCATGGCGCTGGAAGACGCGGGCTATGAAATTTTGCTAAGAGTCCACGACGAAGTAGTTTTGCTGGTGGACGAATCCGACGCCGAAGCCCATCGCCAAGCCGTCGAGAAAATCATGTGCACACCGCCCTCGTGGTGTTCAGACCTCCCCCTCGGAGCCGAAGCGATCATTTCAAAACAGTATACCAAGTAATAATCACATAAATGAATCCCACACCTGAAGAACTCGGAATAAACCCATGCCCAGCCTCCGGCCAAGGATGCCACTCATGGATGTATGGCGCGACGCACGCGCTGGTTGCTAACTCCTATGATGACCAATTCATCGACCAATGGATCACCCACTACCTTGAGCGCCCACCCCAACCCCGCGAGATCGTCGACACGGTCTCCAAGGTGCGTGCCGAGGTCGAGGGATTGATCGAGCCCAAGGCCCGTGTCTCGCTCAAGCGGGAGTTCGATGAGGAAAAGCTCAAAGCCCTGACCGCGGAAGGCCCCCTTCCGGTGGAAGATTTCCTCCAGTCCTCGCCTGTCGCGGTCGCCGACATCACCGCGTCCGAGTTCCTCCGCCGACTCTACCCAAAGCAGGCGAACATCATCTTCACCGACCAGCAGTCCCAGGGGAAGCTCGTCTGGAACGAAAGTCTGCCGGACCAACTGGTCACCAGCGCCATCGCGAACAATACCGAAGGTGCGTGGATCATGGTCAACCCAGTGAACGGGAAGTTTCTCCCAATCCCGCGGCTCGGTAAGAAGTCGCAACGCGCCGAGGAAAACTTGGTCGCTTACGAGTATCTCTTGATCGAATCGGATTCGGTCGAGATGGAACTCTGGCTCCGTGTCCTCACCAAGCTCGATCTCCCAATCGTCGCCGTCACTACCTCGGGCTCGAAGTCCGCTCACGCTCTCGTGCGCGTTGGCCAGAAAGACCGCGACGGTTATTTACTAAAGGCCAGCGAGATCGCCGACCTCGTCGTCCCGCTCGGAGCGGATCCTGCCGCGATGTCCGCGGTGCGCCTGACCCGGGTTCCTGGGTGTATGCGCCGTGACACGGGCAAGGCTCAGACCTTGATCTACTTCAATCCCGAGGCGGGTAAGAGCGCGGAAGTATCGGACGACGATGCCAACTCGTCAGAAGAGACGACCGCTCCAGAGACGGACTCTTCTAATTCGTCGCCCAAGACGAATAAGAGCGGACAGTTTGACGACATTTACTACGACGGGAAGACCTTCTTTATGAAAGCGGGCGACGGGATCTGGCGCTACGAGATGGTGGCCATGCTTTCCAGCGAACTCAAATGCCGCAACATCTCCGACCGCGCCCCGAAAGGTGCAGCCATGTCGCCGATGGACAAAGCCAAAGCCTTCATCCGCACCCACCGCCGCGTGGACGGTGCAGGCCCGAGTCTCTACAACCCGAACGAACTCTGGAGCGAGGGCGGCAAGAAATACCTGAACACCGCCAAGAACGTCCGCATCGTGCCCGCCGCGGAGACCGCAGACGCTTGGGGCGTCGGCTTCCCCCGCTACGCCGCGATCTTGGACAACGTCTTCGCCAACGACGACTACAAGGACATCTTCCTCTTCTGGCTGAAACGCTTCTACGAGTCGGCCGAGGCCGGCAAGTTGTGCATGGGTCAGGCGATGATCCTGGTCGGACCCGTCCACTGCTTTAAGACCTTCCTCATCGAGCGTCTCCTCTCGCCCGCTATGGGCGGCTACGCCGATCTCTCCTCGGTCGTCTCGGGTGAAGGCAACGGCTTCAACGCCGATCTCTTCCAGTCCCCGCTCGCCATCATCGACGATTCCCGTGCCGCGGAATCCGAGTCCGCGCTGCAACGCTACGCGAGCTACGTGAAGAAGCTCGTGGCCCACGGGAAGCACAAATACCACGAGAAGTATCTGACACCGATCATGGTCGAATGGCGCGGGAGAGTCGTCATTGCAGCCAACGACGATCCGGTTTCGATCAAGGCCGTCCCCGCCCTCGATATCTCAAACGAGGATAAGATCATCGCCCTGGCCCTCAGAACCTACGACGAAGGCCCGACGGTCGAAGAACTCAAGGACGTGGAGACCGAACTGCCGGCCTTCCTCGCTTGGCTCAAGGCATGGGACGTTCCGGCCCGATACATCGACGCGGCCAACCGCTACGTCGTCCGTAGCTGCATCGCCGAGGAAGTGCGCGAGAAGATCGACGCCTCCGGTCGTCACGCCGAACTGCGCGACACCCTCAACAGTTGGTGGAGCCGCCGGGAGGGCGATGAGTGGGAGGGCACTACGGTCGACCTCCACCAGTCCTTCAACGACACCTTCGACAATAACTCCCTGACCCGCGAATGGCCGGTGCGGTTGCTCTCAGCCCGTCTGATGCAGCTTTCGACCCGAGGTGACTCCAATGTCGTCCTGCTCAATCGCCGCTACGGACGCCAGAAGGTCTACCGCTGGAAGCTGACCCGGCCTACCCCCGAGCCGGAGGAGCCGGAGTCCACCGATCCGTTCTGATGGACGCCAAATGGACCGCGAGGTTTATTAACTTAGCCTCGCACGTTGCAACGTGGTCCAAGGACCCCAGTAGCCAAGTCGGGGCCGTCATCGTCCGGCCAGACCGATCGATCGCCTCGGTCGGCTTCAACGGGTTCCCCCGCGGGGTCGAGGATCGGGTGGATAGAATTAGCGATAGATCTTCAAAACTGTTGTTCACTTTGCACGCGGAGATGAATGCCATCCTCGCGGCCAAAGAGCCCCTGGGAGGGCACTCGATCTTCGTCTACCCCTTCCAGCCCTGTGCACATTGTGCCGCTGCTATCGTCCAAGCAGGCATCAAAGAGGTCTACTGCCCGGAGCACTCGGTTCCCCGATGGGAGGAGAGCTTCGCTGCCGCACGCACCATGTTCCATGAAGCGGGCTGCGTGGTCCGGTGGATCTAGTTCCGGAACTGGTCGGGAACCGACGGGAACTGGTTATGTGCACGGGCTAAAAGCGCCGTGAAAATATCTCAGGATTGATGTCGACGGCTTCGACATGACAGGGTTCATGTGTCGAGATACGGGCTACAGAGGAATGTGATTAGAGGCTCGCTGTATCATGTGGGGGTGGAAATCGTCACCCCCACCAAATCTCTCACCCGCGGTCTCACCCCCACACTTAAAGTGCTGTCCGACAGTGGTTTAACCCCTCGTGGGGGTGAGGGGGGTGACAAATCGGGGGGAGACCCCCGTGGGTCGTATTCTCTCGGTGGGGGAGCGGGCGTCCCCCTCCTATACTTTTTTATTCTAAAAAGAACTGTGTCTCACCCCCTCACCCCCAAGAGGGGTTAAACCCCTCATATCGAAGGCTTTAAGTGTGGGGGTCAGACGTGGGGGTGACGGGGGTCAGATTCTCTCACCCCCACCTGGAAGGCGTAATTCGAGCGCGACTTCTCGAAAGTAGGGGGTTCAGCCCTGCCGGCTGACGATATAGAGCCCGATCTGGGCGAAGGCATATCCGCCCCACACGATCGCCAACGGCCACTTACCGGATAACGCCATCTCAATCGCAACCCAAGCGTAAGCCACGCCGGTCGCCGCGATCAGCCAGCCGGACATTACCAGACCCTCAGATCGCGCTCGGAGAGGATCTCGGCCAGTTTCTCGCGGACCTTATCGAAGATCGCGTATTCCTCGGCCGAGTGGTCAGCGTGCTTGGTCTCGGACTTGAGGTAGTTGAAGAGGTCGTCGACCGCCCATCGCCAGTCGGAGCCCTTCCGGGCGTCGGTCAGGGCTTCGTCGTCTTCGGGGAGGTGGAACTCCAGGGTGGCTTTCATAAAGAGGAGGCGGGGCCGGGGTTTAGCCGCATCGGGCTGCTTTCGGCGCACCATACGGTGACACAGGCAGCACCCCGCCGGCATTACTATAGCACTTGGCCCGATGTGTGCTTTCTTATGGGCCTATGAAAGGAGGTGAACCCGTATGTATCGATCGAATGATCTTGGCCTGGTCTACGGACCTTATGGCGGTCTTGGCTACTTCGAGCGGTGCGATCGGAAGGCTGTCGTGACTGCCTCCCGGTGGCGTCGTTTCCTGAAGTGCCTTGCCGCTATGCTCTAGCGCATCGAGGGGGTTCCGTCCGACCCGGCTCCCCTTCGAAAAGTTAATAATTCCATTTTGGGCGAAAAAATTTACAGCCCATGATAATGATAGATATAGGGGCGAGTTGGGGCCTGGCCCTCTACTCTGGTGGGGTGGGTGGTGGGGGTCGCTGGTTTGAAACCTGTCGCCTTTACTCTGTAGCGTGAAGCATTGGGGCAGATTGGGGCAGAATGTCGATGGTGTCAGAATCGCTGTAACTCCCTAATAGTGCGATGTTTACCACGTTTTTGTCCTCCTGTCGATCCAGGCCAACAATCTTCCCCGCTATCTCCGCAGCGATCTTGATCTTGTCTGCCTTGTTAAGTATCTGGTCATCAGGTAGTTCCGATGCAACCTTAGTCATTCGGTCTCCGATTAAGTGGATCCTTTCCCGGATGGTCTCTTTTCTCTCCGCCCAAATGTCCCGAGCGATCGCCGTGCTTTTCTCTGTAATCTGCTCTTTGCGTTCCTTCTCTGTTCCGACGATAGCGTTCCAGCCTTTCTTGGAAGCCTTTGCGCGTAAGGTATTTGCGTTGATCCCGAAGCGTTCCGAAAGCGTAGCAACCGGGACACCTTGCAAATAAAGACCTTTGACGACATCCCAATCGACCGGGAGAGAGGGTTTACCCATCGCTCCAGTTTACTCTGTTATGGCGTTATTTCAACCGACTGCTGGCCGCTTGTTTATGTATGAGCAAGAAACACTTCATCCAACTCGCAAACGTCATCATTCGTTCCGGTCCTGCTGATCGATCGGCGCAAGGTGCCTTCTCACAAGCAGCGATCCTCGAACTCGCAGACTTCTGCAAATCGCAGAATCCCAATTTCAACCGGGAACGCTGGCTCGGATATATCGCCGGGGAAAACGGACCGTCCGGCGGTCGCGTGAACCGTGCAGCCTGAACCCTGAACCCTGAAGCGCGAATCATGAAATATAAAGAACTCACCTTTGAGAGTCCCAACACAGGTAAAATCTGGTCAGATATTTTCCCCGCGGATGAAGTCAACGGAGTTATCGAGCGATGCCATGCGGTAGACCTTCGAGTGATCCGTATCTGCGATGTCTCTTGGACGGCGCTTTGCACCGAACCCCTTCACTGAACCACTGCTGGCCTCTTAATTACGGACCATGAAAACACTCACTGACGAAAAATATAACTTAGCGTTGCAACGTGCGGAGAAAATCGGAAAGCGTCACGGAAAGAATGGCGCGGGATGGGTCTCGCAAGACACTTGGGGCGGTCGCGCTTCGAGTCGGGGCGGGAAAGATGCCGCCCGGGAATTCCTGCGAGGCTACGACGAAGGGGATCCGGAAATCACTGATGCCTATGCCGCGCCGAATCTGTCCGGAGAGTATGCGGACGGATATACACCCCGCGAACTGCTGGCCGATTGCTTCGAGAGTCGTCACGACATTGCAGACTTAGAGCCTGAAGAGGAGGACGACATTTGCCGGGCCTATGAAAATGCGGCGAACGAAGCCTTTTGGGACGGCTTAGTGGCCAGCGCCCAAGGTGCCTTGGAAGAATAAACCCTGAATCACGAACCATGAAAACCGAAACAAAACTCCGCACCTTCGTAGTCTCAGAGACCGTGCACTATGAAGTCGAAGCCCGGTCCGAGGAGGAAGCTGAAGAGATATTTCTTAACAGTGACGACAAGGATGAATTCTTTTCGACGGTCGAAGACCGGACGATCGCCGAAGCGCAATCCTAAACACCATAAGTGCTGGCCTCCTAAAGACGAACCATGAAATCACTCACTGAAATCGATCGGGAGATCCAGGAGGTGCTCGCCTCCAATGGCGCTCACACTCTCCTGAAAGACATTCTCCGCAAAGGCATCACGGTCGACTGCGTCGACGCCTACCATGACGTGAAATTCGCGGCGGACCTTTTGAAAGCGCGGATGGACGCACTGCTGGCCTCTTAATTGTGAACATGAAAAACACCATCTGCCATATCGTCCGCGAAGCGGAATTCAAGAAGGATCACGAAGTTTACGAAGGTGCACCGTGCGATTGGAGTGCCGAACGCGGAGCAACGCACACTCTCTGGACCGGATTCGGTCCGGGGCGCGGCACCCGCCCGGCGATTCTCAAGAAAACCCGCCTCCATGTTGGGGTCGACGAAGCCCCGGGCGGCGAGATTGTTTGGGAAGTGTGGGAGGTTCGGCCGCGTTGCTTGTGGCCTGACGTGTCTCACCCTGCCTTCGCCGATGCGGCCGAGGACAGCCTCGCCGACAAGTGCTGGCCTCTTAATTGTGAACATGAACATCGAAACACTCCAATACGAACAAGACACTGACCCGGCTTATTGCCCGGCGTGCGACAGCGCGGACGCTCAGATCCTCGGGCAACTTGGCAACCGGATTCACCTCCGGTGCCGGGGATGCGGAATCGACTTTAGTTTCCGCCGGGATACCGGCGCGAGAGCAACCGACTGGACCCAAGTTTGAACCCTGAACCATGAAATACCTACCTACACTTCTACTTTCGAACAGTGTCCTTGTGGCGCTCTACAATGGGCAACTCCGATTGCAGACCGGGCAATGGGTCCGGTGCTATCCCGGAGACCGACCGAGTCGGTTCGTCCGGGTCACTGCCCGGGGACGCACGATTCAAGCGGTGCACCCCAATGGTGCCCGGGTGAGCAACGAACGATTCCAGGCGGCGGTGGACCGCTGGCCGCGCTGAGTGCTGGCCTCTTATATTTGAACACCATGAAACACGAACCATACACCACTAACTACGGAACACGCATCCCCGGCCGAGTGATCGGGGAAGTCGGGGCGGATATCCTCGCAGGCGTCGACTACCAGAAAACCATCACCGATCACCTCCGGGATCTTATCCCGGCCCATGATGAGGATCTCGAAGAGGCGAACGAGGTTTACAACTACGTTGAATCGCTAATCGAGGACGGTGTTTTCGGAGTGCTCGAAGACTTTATCGGCTGAACCCTGAACCCTGAATCACGCACCATGAACTTTGACACATTGACCAAGGACCAGAGAATCAAACGCACCCGAAAGGTGGCCAGAGCGATCATCGACTATTCACCCGGCGAGGATGCCCGGGAAGCGTTCATCGATCTGCTCACGGATGCCTTGCATTTGTTCGGCGAGGAGCAGGTCCGGTTCCATCTCGACTGGGCTTTGGAGCACTATCATGCAGAGACCGGGGAAGTGCTGGCCTCTTAGTCTTGTAATGAAAACAAACCCTTACACTGAAAAGCTCCAACAGCGCGGCTTGACCAAATTCCTTCGGGGATCCCTGAAACAGCGGGAACGCGGGTGGAATGACTACCTCGAAGGCAAAGATATCCTCGCCTATTACGATGCTCCGCAGCGTCCACTGCTTGAGCGGGGCCGCGCTGACTACAACCTCGGATGGAAGGCGGCGAAGGACCTCGCCGCGAAAAGCGAAGTGCTGGCCTCTTAATATTGAAGACCATGAACATCCAACTGCAACGCCACAACGAAGCGCGCCGCTACGTAAAACAAATCGAAGCCAAATACGGGCGCAATGCGCGAATCTGCGACTCACACACCTACTGGTATATCTACACCCCTGTCCGCGTTGGCCTCGGAATGTGGGGTGTTGAGGATCGCATCCACTGGCGCGGCAAGTCTCTCCGCGACTCGCTATAACCTCCCTCCCTACACTGCTGGCCTCTTAATCACGAACAACAAACCAACCAACTAATAATACTATGGGATTCTTCAGCTATACCTGCGCAAAAACCAACCTTCCGGTCCTCGCTTCAACGAGTTGGCCTGAGAAATATTCCCGGGTCGTTGTCCTCGACGACGAAGGCAACAAATTCTCGGGATCTTATGATGGCTACGGCAACGTCATCACCCGGGCCGGTGCCGAGATCGAACTCGACGACAACTCAATTCTCTCCGGGCAAACCAAGTTGGTGCTCAAGGAATTCTACAATGGTGAGACCTTCGAGGATCTGGGTCGCAGTAACAGCGACCCCGGCCAGGGACACTTCCACGACGAAAAAGCGATCGATCTTTGGTATGCCCGGTGTGGGTTTGTCTCCTACCGGGAATACCTCGACGCTTTTCGGGGACTGCTGGCCTCTTAGTCTTGACAGTCTTAACACCGTAACCGCATAACACCACAAAACCCATGACCAACTACCTTACTCCTCTGAAAGAAATCGTCTCCAACCCGAGCGGCTGGGACTCCTTGGATAACTATGCTGGGGCAATCCCGGAACCCGATTGGCTTTGTCTGCTCACCCAGTCCCGGGACTCGGATTGCCTGACCGAGAGCAACTTTCGTGCGGCACTCCGGGAACTCGGCGGCGAGAGTGACAACGTATCCATCGACCGGTTTGGCCACTGGGCCTGCGGATGGTGGGAATCGTTGTCGGTCCGCGCCGGGTCCCCGGAGCATGAGAAGGCGAAGGTGATCGCCGACAAGCTCGAAGACTACCCGGTCGTCGATGAAGACGACTTCTCGGAACTCGAAGATGAGACCGCCCAACAAGTTTGGCGCGACTGCTACAGCGACCGCGACCGGGTGGAGTATATCCGCAAGCATGATGGGCAATTCGATTTCCACAACTATGCCGACCTCCTTGGTTGCGCCCGGGGCAAATACTTCTCCGGGTATGCCGGGGAACTTCTTCACTAACCGTAATAACACCACACTGCTGGCCTCTTAATTCGATGAACAAATACACCAAACACACTCCCGGCCCTTGGATCTTCAACAATCTCGGGCAAATCACCGACCGTAGCGGACGCATTATCGTCGTCACGGTTAGCGCCCACAACATCCCGAACCCGGCTTATCCCAAGGGTAGCTTCCATTACCTCGCCGAGGACGATGGCGGCGAGGCCAACGGTCGACTGATCTCGGCCGCGCCCGACCTCTTGGCCGCGCTCGAAACCATCGCGGCCGGGAACACTGATCCCGACCGGGCGGTCGAGATTGCCCGGGAAGCGATCGCCAAAGTGGGAGGTGCCGAATGAGCAACAACCAACACACTCCCGGCCCTTGGAAAGAAGTAGATGGATTTATCGTTGGAGGCCCGTGGGCAGATGGAGAATTTCACGACATCTGCGACCCGCGTTGCGCCCCTCCCGACGACGATAATATCGGAATGATAAATGCCAACGCCCGACTCATCGCCGCCGCGCCTGACCTTCTAAAGACCTGCCGGTTCCTCCTTAAACGTGCGCAGCAACTATCGGCTGGGACCAAGGCTATCGACGGGCTTATCCCGGATGCCCGGATGGACCTCGAACTCGACATCGAGGATGCGAGCAAACTTATCGACCGCATCGAAGGAGGTGCCGAATGAGCAACAACCAACACACTCCCGGCCCTTGGGAAATCGACGGAAACGAGATTTTTGCCGAAGGTGATTATTTTGTAGCTCGTGTTAACGCGAACCAATACACGCCCAACACGGATAAACGCAAAGCGGTAACGTCCCGGAACTGGTCGATGGCCGCGCAAGATGAGGCCAACGCCCGACTCATTGCCGCCGCGCCCGACCTTCTCAACGCATTGCGCGGTCTGATTGCCGCTTATGGTGGCGACCGGGACTATTCGGCCGAGGACAACGTGAATTCTTACGAGAGTGCGATTGCGCTCATCGACCGCATCGAAGGAGGTGCCGAATGAAACACCCAACCCTCGATCACCTCATCGCCGGCCTCTCCCTGCTCCTTGTCTTCATGCAAATCGTCGACTGGATCATCCCGACCTGAGTGCTGGCCTCTTAATTACGAACACCTAACCCGAAAGGAACCCATGAGACAATACTTAGCGACAGCCTACCAATTCAACGAACTCAGTCCCTCCGCCAAAGAGAAGGCGAAGTATGATTACAAAGCCGATGTCGGGTTTTCGTCCGATGATGAATACTTGGCCGTCCTGCAAGTCTTCGCCAATGCGTTCGAGGCCAAGCTGCATGACTACTCGATCGACTTCTTCGGGGGCTCGCATAGCTGGGCCAACTTTATCGGTAAACAAGCTGAAGAACTTCCCGAGTTAACCCGCGAAGAGATCGCCGCCCGGCTGGAGAAACTCGGGGCCTATGATCCTGAGACTTTGCGCGGGACCGGCGAGTGCAAGCTGACCGGCTTCTGCGCCGACGAGTCCGCGCTCGATGGCTTCCGCATAGCCTTCTTCGCCGGGGAGACTGACCTCAAAACACTCCTCGAAGCCGGGTTCCGGTCATGGCTCGAAGACGCGCAAAGCGAAGCCGAGGGTCAATACGAAGACGAGAACTTCGCCGAGCACTGCGAGATCAACGGCTACGAATTCAACGAGAAGGGAGAACTTCTCTAACCCAAACGAAAGAAACCATGAACAAAGAACAAACCACCATCGACGCCTTGCGCGTCATCCTTCACCGCGCCGAGCAAGCGCGTCATAGCAGTGAGCAACTTGGTCCGATCGCGGCCGAGTGGCTCGACGGCATCATCACCGAGGCCCGGGAGGCTCTCGCTAATCTCGGAGTCACTGAGCCCTGGGCCTGAACCATGAAACTTGGAACCAAAGAAGTCGGGATCGTTGAGATCACGCAAGCCGAATATGAAGACCTCCGCAAGACCTTCTACTTTGACGGCCAACGTCGATGGACCCGCGGCGATCACACCATTGTCATGTGGTGGAATGATGACGGCCACAACAGCGTGCAGATCGAGGGCGAGAATTATCTGCGTGACCTCCACATAACGGACTAACTCTGAACCATGAACCCTGAACTAAGCAACGCGCAAATCAGAGGCATTATAGCTTCGGTGCTTTGGAAGACCCGCAAGGATCCTCGGCCCAAGTGGGCGGAGCACACGGTGATTACCAAGAGGGATTTAGCTTATTGGGGTGCCCAAAGCATCCTGCGCCACATCTACTTTGACCTATCAAAATCCTAAACCATGAACCCTAAACCTGAATACACTCCACTACAGAAGGCGATCGATATGTTGCACCATGCACTCGACTGGGGCTTGGATGACGTTCAGCGCGGAGAGATCCCGCCGGCCGACATACTCAAGAACAGATACGATGCGCTGCTGGCTTGCGTGAAGAAACTCCCGCCGTCCTCCGAAGAACTCGGATACCCGGAACTCGATCTCTCGTTCGAGGAGAATCCGGTCGAGCCCCGGCCGATAAATACGGATTATGCTCCCGATCTGTTGGTCGCTCTCAAAGCGATGCTGCGATCCTTCGAAACTGGAGAGCATTACGAGACACGCAATCCTTACTCTCGCCCTTATGTGAAGGAGGCCATTGCCGCGATCGCCAAAGCCGAAGGGAGGGTAGAGTAACCATGAACCCTGCGACACGACTCCAAGAACTACGTGAGGCGATTGAAGAGGAATACATTTCCTATGCTGAGATCATCGAGCTTCAAGACCTCGCGCAATCAAACCCTGAACTATTTTTCGGTGATCCCCTGCTCGCTGAGTGGGCCGGGATTCCGGAAGGCGACTATCATCAAGTGCTGGCCTCTTAATTACGAAAGGAAACAAAACCCATGACACCATACGAAGAGAATATGAATCAGGAAGTCCGAGTGAAGCTGGACGTTTCACTCACCGTGAACTGCCGGTATGGCACCGAAGAGCTACGCGAGATGATCGAGCGTGGAGTCCGGGACGCCTTCCCCGACAAATGGAAATATATCAACGAACTTCGTTATGCCGAAGAACGCCACATATATCACTCAAAAAGCATCCGCTGGCAGACGATCATGGCCAAGCAATCGGATTACGACAATAGCCGGGAGCAAGAAGAATTGAAAGTGCTGGCCTCTTAATTGTGAACCCAAACAGAAAGGAAACCAAAACCCATGAACCATGAACCATTGACCCCGCAGCTTGTCGCTCAAGTCGGATTCGCGGCCTCCGCGTATGCCGACCAGTATATGATCCTCCTCGGGGAGGATGACCGCCGCTACCGCAAGTTGCGTGATGCCGGCTTGCGTTTGCACACTCATGCCGATCTCTATGCGGCGGCTCCCCACCTACAAGACGCGCTGTCGTCTTTGGTCGCGCTGTTCGCCGATCACGATGGCCGCGAGTTTCACTCAGCGCGTCATGCCGTGCACCGGGCAAAGTGCAAGACCGTCCCCTGCGACGGGTATCAACTTCAACTGCTGTAATAACCCCATAAACCAGAAAGGAAACCATGAGCAAGAGAACCATCGAAATCGAAGACACCCTGCAAGAGCGCGTCGACAGCGCGATCGAGGACGTGAAAGACGAACTCCTTCGCTACTGCGACGACAACGAACCGGACAAGCTGCCCGATCTCGGCAACGACCTCGACTACTCGGGGACGATTCACGAGATCGTCGACGGCTCGGTGCCGATCTACAACAACGAGATCCGGGACATCTTCTACCTCCACGGATCAGAAGTAGAGGAGGCGTTCGACAATGCCGGCTTCGACAGCAAAGACGATAAGGACTGGCCACTCGGGTGGAAACCCGCCGCGATCTACAGCTACATCCAAGAGCAAGTCCACGAATGGTATAACGACCATGCCGAGGAGGTTTTCGAGGAGTGGCAGGAGAAACACCGGGACAAGAAGCTCGCCGGAATCGAGATCTTCGAGGTTAAGGCCCAAGAGTTTCTCGCGGCCGAAGCTGGGACTTGGCAAGCCGATCTGCTCGCGGAGTCAGTCAAAGACAAGCTCACCGGGGACTACGATCAGGCCGAAGTGGAACCCACTACCAAAGAGGCCGCGGAAGAACTCGAAGGCTTTTACTGGTGGTCCTGCCAACCCGGGTGCCTCCCGGACGGTGAGGCCAATGGACCCTTCGAGAGCTACGAAGCCGCCGAAGAGGATGTCCTCTCAAATTGAGACAACCCAATCATCTACTCTGTTAAATGAGTGCTGGCCTCTTAATAGTGGATATGAACACCACAAAACCCAACTCGAAACCCGCCGGGATCTCGGCGGACAATCGTGAACTCACCCGGATCTTCATTGATCTTGGGCTCTTCGGTCGGCGACCACCCCGGGCGCGGCGACACTTGGTCGCTGTGTTCCCGGACGGCACCGAGACACGCATCACCCGGCAACGTGACGGGAGCTACAACGGTCCCGGCGGCAACCGATACTGCGCCCCGCTCAACTACGCGCTCGAAGTTTGGCGCGAGGCCGGCGCGAAGATCGTCCGCCGGGAGACACCCATCAACCGATAAGCCGAGTGCTGGCCTCTTAACTACGATGAACACACCCAAACCCAAATCCACATTCACCCGCAACTACTACGAAGTCCAACACCGGGGGCTCCACGACACTACCCAAGATCGGTGGTTTATCAGCCACCGCGGGGCGAAGACGCTGGACCAGGCCCGAGAAGTGTTGGCCGAGGTCAGGAAGCACTGGGGCGCTTGCAACAGGTTCCTCGACACCGGCTCCGAACCGGCCCGCCGGATCGTCCATGTCGTCGCGACCTGCGAGGTTGTCGAACTTGAATGATAAGGCGTGCTGGCCCCTTATGACGCATTGAAGCGTTGAACCCTGAACCATGAACCAAGTAGAAAGAACTCAAAACCAATGAACCAAGAACCACTGCACCTGATCGGAGTAAACCATCATCAAACCGGCGTCGAGTTATACATCGGCACCGAGGATGAACTCCAAGACATCGCCACTGCTGGCGGCAAGAACTCGCTCTTCGAGGTAGCGCCCGAGGAGGAAGCTGATCCCGATAGCCCGTGGCCGGAAGGTCCGGGTTGGTATTACTCGATCGGCGACCGTGAATACACCAAGGTCGGCTCGCGCTTGGAAGGTCTCTGCGAGATCCTTCAGCATGACGGTCACCCGTTGTATTTCAACGTCGACCGCGCCAAGGAAATCATCGAGCTTGCCGATGCCGGTAAGCCCACTGGACTCTGGCATCACAACGAGTTCAAAGTAATTTCCGCGATCCGGAGGTGCCTCGAAGAGAAGCTGATCTTGGATCCGCTCGATCCGGAATACATCACGGCGACCGACTGGAGCGGCCGTAAGACAAACTTCCACGTCGGCGACCGCGTGCTGGTTCACGAGGATGAAGGCACCCTCTGGGAAGCCGAGATCCTCGGATTCACCAGCGATGGCACGCTCAACGTGGCCGACGACAAGGCCGAGGGCTTTGAGTCGCCTTCGATCTGCGAAGTCATCAACAAGTAGAGAAAGGAACCAAAGAACCATGAAAACGAAAACACCATTCGCAATCATAGACTCAGAGGGCAATCCGATGGGATATGGCGACACCCAAGCGGAGGCAATACAAGATGCCGCCGAGGCACTGCACACCGACACCAGCACCGTGGAAGCGATGCTGGCCAAGGATCAAGGCCCCGATAGTTTCTTGTGGGCCGATGATGATTGGTTCGCCCGCTGGCTGGCGATCAACCCTAACGAAACCTGGGGTAAGTGACGGCCCCGACAGCCAAGCAAAGGAACCAATGAACCAAGAAACCCAAGACCTCAAACTCGTCAGCGAACTCGAACGCATCCTCGAAGTGAGGATCGAAGTGGAGAAGATCTTTGCCGATCCGAACTACGTCAGCCCGCTGGCTCAACGGGAAGTTGAGCAGCAACCAAACATTCGTTTGAACGAGTAATAACCACACACTGTCGTATTAACCATGAACAAACCCGAGACGCGCATTGAAGTCGCCAGAGATGGACATCACTTCCGTCCGCGCCTCGTCACCCATAACCAAAGAAAGAAACCAAATACCATGAACTATAGAGACCACGACCCTAAAAACCCCTGCCTTCCAGCCGAAGTCTACCCGCATCTGTGGGCGACTTTGCTGGCCAACCCGCAACCCACTGCCCCGACCTTCTGGGGTCAGACCCGCCGCCTTTTCCGGAGGTTGGTCGCGGCTACCCCGATCATCGTCGCGGCGACCTTCCTGCCCTTGGCTGATCCGCCAGCGGATCACCTTATTCCTCTGGCCCATCGGGTCAGTGCCGACAGTAGGATCCATAGCCTTGTCTGGGTGCAGCCGCTCCCCGGCAAGAAACTGCCGGCACCTCCGACCTTGCCGACCATCAACGAAAACCCGTATAGCTTCTAACCATGACCCTTCCTGAAAAACCTACTACCGACACCTTTGTCCGCGACCAGATCCGGACCCGGGTCTCCCAGTTCATCAACAAAGCAGCCTGCAAACAGTATCTCATGGACTATGCCGACCAGACCCGGCACCACAAATTCAGCCGGGTCGACTCGGAGATCTTCGATGAGCTTAATGCGGTCCTCCGCAAGCACATGAGGTCTATCATCACCCGCAACCCCTCCTTTGGTAAGACCCTCCGATGATCGGTCATTTGCCTTGGTTTAATAACGCCATACATTGTGGGGATGAAATCCCGACGGTGGCGCACCAAGCGCGTCAAGATCGACGGCAAGAACTGGTCGGTTCGGCTCCAGAAACCCCCCACCAAGGGGGACGCCGGGCTCTGCGTCAAAGACGACCGGATTATCTACCTCTGTCCCGAGGAGATCAAAACCCGGGGCATCGAACTGGTGTGCCACGAATTGATCCACGCCCGGCTCTTCGACATCGACGAGGACGCGGTCGAGGAGATCGGTCAACTGGCCGGGGAAGTCTGTGCCTGGGTCGCCAAGCACAATGACGGAGTGATCGTATGAACAAAGAAAAACTCTGGGCCATTTTCCTGCACAATAATCCCCTGCTCGCCACCAACCCGGACATGACGCCGGAGGCGCTGCGCCGGTTCTTCGACCTGACATGGAATGCCGCCTACGAGGCCGGGGCCGAGGACATGGCCGAGCGTGATTGCGAAATCCAGGGCGGCTCCCCTGAACAAGCCCAGGCGAAAGCCGATGAAACGGTTGCCGACGCGATCGCCGAAGCGTTAGCCGCATTCCTCGGGCCAGCCGTCGAGACCAAGAAGATCTATGTTAAAAAAGCGAACAAGAAGAAAGCTGACTAAAGAGGAGAGCGAAGGCGCACAGGCTTGGAAGAACCGCTTCGTGCAAAGCTACGACCGCGAACTCTCGATCGTCGACAACCTCCGGGTCGCTGTCGGGCTGATCGACCTCTTTAACTACGGCGATGCCAAGTCGATGGTGCAGTCGGTCATCGACCGCCACGATCAAGAGACCAAGGAGCTATTGGCATGATGAGTCCCCGCGACATCACGCTGACCCTGCTCGTCGCATGGGCCGCTTTCGCCACGGTCATCTTCTTCCGGTATTTCCTATGAGCCTCTACGAGAACATCAACAAACGTCGAAAGGCGGGCACGTCCCGTCCGAAGTCCAAGTCCACCGTCGACCCCAAGACCTACGCGAAGATGAAGAATAAGCGCGGCGGGTTCTCGGCCAAGAAGCGGAAGTAATCATGGCTACTTACAAAGGCAAGAAGGTCACGCTGTATAAGCCGCGCAAGATGGCCGGCATCACTCCGGCCGCGAAGAAGAAGTCGGTCTTCGTGCCGGGCAAGAAGGCGGGGACGGCGAAGGTCGTCCACTTCGGGGACTCCTCGATGTCGGACTTCACCAAGCACAAGAACCCGAAACGCCGCGCCAACTTCCGCAGCCGCCACAACTGCGCGGCCAAGAAGGACAAATCCACCGCGGGATACTGGGCCTGTAAAGACTTATGGTAACAGTAACCTCACAAGATCCAGTCAGTGTCATGCTGCAACAAGAGCACATGTTCACGAAAGATTTCCTACGGTATTTACCGGACAATCTGCATGTATACGAAGCCTTTGAATCCGAGGCATTCAAGGTCATCCAAGAAGGCTTCGAGCATTACAGCGCCAGAACGATTGTTCATTTCCTACGCCATCATAGTGCTCTCACAGAGAGCGATAACGGTGGCTGGAAAATCAATAATAACCATAGCCCTTATTTAGCGAGACTGTTCGACCTTATGCACCCCGAGCATGTCGGGCTCTGGGAATACCGCGAAACGAAAGCAGCAGCATGACCGCAACCGAATACCCCCGACTCCATCAGATCGGCTGCAACGTGAAGCGTGAACCGATGGACCATGTTCCGTGGACCGAGTTGGATGAAGCGATCAACGGGGCAGGCTTGGACCGTGAGAGGTTCAGCGATCTCTTCGGGGTGCAGACGTGCTACGCGGGTGGGGTCTATGCGTGGGATGCCGAGGCTGTGCTCGAACGCATGATGGGTGGAAAGCTGACCGGAAGTCAGAGGTATTGGGATTAAATGGTCCACGAGTTCAAAGCACCGATTTCAGTCCACACTCCGCTCGGCCAGGGTGACGCTTTTCTGTTTGTAGACTATGGAATTGTTTCGACCGGCACTGGGGTAAACTCCGTCTGGGTAGTGCGCCTCCACCATACTGGTATAGTTAAGCACTTCTTCTCCGAGGACATCCGCGTCTACGGAAATCCGATGGACGGGCGGGAGTGGGATGTGGAGATACCAAAGGATTGGGTGCAATGATTGACCTGAAGAAAAAGATCGAAGACTTGATCGGCGACGACGAAACCGTGCTCCTCGCCGATGGGTTCGAGGATGCCTTCGTCGGAATCGGCCGGCAGTTCGGAAAGCCAATGGCGGTCTACGACCGGGGCAAGTGCATCCAGATCTTGATGCGCGACGAGATGGATCACGAGGTCGCCGAGGAATACTTCCAGTTCAATGTCGAAGGCGCTTGGGTCGGCGAACAGACCCCAATCTTTTTGGAGGTAAACGAATGAACGCTACACCACACCACGTCAGCGAGACGAGCAAGCACCGCGATTGGTTCCTGCCCTACACGCAGGGTTACGGGATTGATGTCGGTTTCGGCGGCGATCCCCTGACCCCGAACTGCATCACCTTCGATATGCCGCAGCCTTACACCTCGGTTGGGGCTTCGGTCCAACATCTCGGCGGGGACGCGAGGGAGATTCCGCTCAAGAGCGGAACACTCGACTGGCTCTACAACTCACACCTGATCGAGGACTTCACCTACAGCGACCAGATCCCGCTCGTGCTCGAATGGCTGCGCGTGCTCAAGCCCGGGGGACGCTTGCTCATCCTCGCCCCCGACCAGCAACGGTTCTTGGCCCACTGCGCGGCCACGGGTCAGCCGATCAACGAGGCACACAAAGAGGCGGACTACTCGCTCAAGACTTTCAAAAAGAAAGTGCTCAAGGCCGGCAACATCCGCGCCCGCATCGTGGCTGAAGAAGACTTCGCCGACTACTCGTGGGGCGTTGTCTTGGAGAAAAGTTTATGACCGAAGAAAACACACAACCAACTGACGCCCCCATCCATAGCCATAGCCTGAAAGCCGTGGCGACTTACCTCGGTAAGAAAATCGAAGAGACCAAAAACGAAGGCATGTCCGAGGGCGATGCCCTTCTACAGCAAATCTTTTTCCAGCAGTCGCTTCTTCTTAATGCGATCAATTCCTCGGTCACCCTGTCCAACCAAGTCAATCGCGCTCTCCAGCGGGAGATCGCGAAGATGAAGGGGGAAGAGCTTCCGGAGGAGCCAGCGGAAGAGTCTACGATAATTATTCCGAACCGTTTTGGTCATTGAGCCAGCACCAGGAGGGAAAAGTATAACCTTCGCTGACTCGCTTCGCCACATCGAGCGGGAGCCAGATCTTCGCTTTGATCGCGCAACCGCAGACGCCGCATTGGTTGAGCCGTGAAGCATGTGCCGTGGTCCGTGCACCGATCAGGTTGAAGAGCCATTCGGCCAAACCCTTGCACCGCCAGCATCCTTTGACCGTTGTGTTCAGGGGACATGAGGCACAGAGCGCGGCCCGGCGTTCGGCTTCGGTCTGATCGACAAGGCCCCTGCCGCCGAGCGCGGAGACCGCGGCTTGGATGAAACGCTTAACGTCCTCCATCGTGAAGTGGGTCTTGAGCGCGTAGTCACCCTCGATGACGTGACTACAACTCTCACTGCCGACCGGAAGCTGGGCACAGACAAAGTCTTGGATGTCGGCCGAAGGGTCACCCGCCGCAAGACCATTGGATTTGCGGTGGGTCGCCACCTTCTTGACCAGTTCGCGCAAGGTCGAAGCGGCAAAATCGAAGCCCGTCTCTGGTTGGACGTAGCGCCAGCCGCCGGGCGGACTCACATGGGTGTCGGTTACTATCATAATTAGTCGGCGAGGATTTCGCGGGGCGCGGCCGAGCGGCGGGCTTGGTTGTAAGCGGAGATGCGGTCGTTCTTGCCGCGGGCCCGGACCAAGTCGAGGCTCTGCTTGCTCGCGTCGTAGGGTTTGTAGATTCCGGTGGTCACCATCTTGATGGTGTCGCCGCCGAGACCCCCGTCACGGAGGATCGCCTTGGCCCGCTGCACGGACACCCCGAGACGGATCGCGGCGAGGTAGTCCCTGCGGATTGAGTCGATCAGGCTGCGGCGGGCGGCGTTCGACCGAGCGTATCCGTCGATCACGTCGCCGGCCGAGCGGGTGCCTTGGGCGGTGAACTCGCGATTAAAGAGGGCCGAGGCATCGCGCATCTCGCGCATGAAGCGTGAAGATTTGAACTGGAGTGCCTGTTGAGCGTCGACCGAGGAGACACGCTGGCCGAGTGCGACACTGGAAAGCTCGTTGATGAGATTGTAAGAACGTCCGGTCTCGCTCTCGATACCGAAGGCGGCTTTACCGATACGCTCGGCGCTGTTCACGGTGCCGGGGATGAAGGGATCGTAGAAGATCTTGCGGGCGACGCTCAAACCGATGTTCGCTCCGGTGTCCTGTGGGTTGTAGACCTGGCGTCCGGCCGCATCGCGGTTGCGCATCACGTCCATGATTGCTCCGGCGAAGATCTGCTCGCTGGTAAAAGGATCAATGGCTTGGCGCACCATGTCCATCGTGCCTTTGAGGAGGATCTCGTCGGCATTACCGGGACTGCGCATTGAACGCATGAACGCAGTCAAAGGCTTTTTGAAATACTCGTAGGGGTCCAAGAAGCTGACATCGAGAAAGTCGACCTCGCCGTTTGCTTTGCGGAAGAGGACAAGCTGACTGTTCTTCTGCCAGTCGGGCAAGAAGCGGCGAAGGTCTTCTTCGTCTTCTCCGGAAATACCTGCCATCGCCATAGCGGCTGATCCAACGGTAAACGGGAGGAAGGCGGCAATAGTCATACCGCGGACCCGCTTCCAGCCGATCGCTTCGAGTTCTTTGTTGCCCGTGGCTCGGCCTTCCGTGATCTCCTGGCGGGCCAGCTTTAGCAGATTGTAAGTGGTGCGGATGACCTCGCTCGTGAAGGTCACGAACGGGGCGATGAAGGGGAACTTCTTGAGGTCCTGCACAATGGCCGGGGCCAGTGAGTAGGTCCAGTGGATGTCCCGGGCGATGACTGCGGCCTTTTCTTTGATCTTGTTGTCGTCCCAGTCAGGAAAGGCTTTCCGGTATTTGTCCTGCTCGGCCTCGTAGATCATCACTTTGAACCAATCGTCACCCGCCGAGTAGGTGCGGACGGCGAAGTCAGCCACCCGCTTGAAGGGATCTCCGACCTTATTCCAAACGAAGTCCCCGAAGTCAGGGCTCCCGGCGCGGCGGCTGGCCGTGAGGAGGTCTTCGAGGAGCCCAGTCGTGATCGACTCGCCGACAATACCGCGGCGGATGTAGTCGTCGATTTTCACCCGCCACTCGGCGCGGCTCATGTTGCGATATTTCCCAAAGGTGCTGGCCAACACGGTGTCGTTCGAGTTGGCGAACCGGCGCTTAAAGTCGCCGCTGGTAATATCATCTAAGCCCAAGTTCCCGCCTGCGATTAGTGGCATATAGTTACCGAAGAAGTTCCGGACCTGGGACGCCACCGATCCGACCGTCTTGGTCGCCATCGAGATGCCGGTCAGCTTCATCAAAGCACGCAGCCAGGCGTAGTGCTCCTCGGTCGATCCGACGGGGAACATCTTGAAGAGACCCTCGGCCAGATCCGGATGCACATACATCCCACCGAGAGGTCTCAGTGAAGGATTCTTCTCGGTCGAAATACGGACGTATCCGGGCGGGTGACGGGTATCGTCGGGGTTGTTCTCACGGCTCCAAAGCCAACCTTCTTGAATACCGAGGTCGCGCAGTTCTTTAAGGAAATTGTCGTTGGCGATGACGCTGGAGAGCTTCATCACGGTCTTGGCATAGTTGACGGTCGGATCTTCGTAGCGTCCCCAGAGGGCTTGGATCTCCGGCGCGATGTTGCCGCGCTGGTTGAACATGCTGAGATTCTTCTGCCCGGGGATGCGGCCGGAGAGCACTTCGATCGTCGGGGCCTCTGCTCCGATTGCGAGATAGCCTTCGAGGAGGTTCTCGACTTCGTCATCGAGCACTGAATCGTTGGCGAGTGCTTCGGCGTCGATACGGGAAAGTGTGCGGCCTTCGTCGGCTGCGTCAGCGATCAAGTCTTGGGCTTTCGCTTTGGTCAGGCTGTTGCGGATATACTTGCGAGCCGCGTCCATGACCTTGGCATCTTTTCGCACACGGTCGCCCCACAACGGGTCGTCGAAAATTGCGTAGCTACGATTAAGATAGGTCCCGAGTGCCTCATCGACTGTGATCGCCAAGTCGCCATTAACCAAACCTTCCCGCGGCAACTCACGCGAAAGCGACTCGATGTGCGAGGACATCTCGCGGATTGTTTCAGCCAGTTCTTCCGGCAACTGGGCCAAGGCTTGCGTCTGTTTGTTCTGCTTAAAGTTGCGGCGGTTGTCGCGGATATACTGGTCGCGCTTCTTGGCGGCTTGATTGGTCAACCCGCGAGCCCGCAAATCTTCGATCTCGCCGATCTGCTGCTCGGTGAGCGGGTTGTCCAAGTTACCGAGCGCCGTGTTGATCGTCTCCAGGGGCGGTGTCTCACCTTTGTAGAAATTTTTAATCTGCCGCTCCAACACCCGGGAGAGGTCTTGGATTTTCGACACATCGACTTTGATCGCCATCCGGCTTGAGCGGTAGAGATCTCCGGCCCGCTTATCGAGAAGCTCGTCGACGGCAAACATACCGCCGCGGCTGATCGTGCCTCCCGTTGGGGTGCGACGGGTCACCGGACGCCAGACTCGGCCGCGGGCGCGGGATTCTTCCACCCGGCTCTCAGCAGCCACCGACTCGACCGAAATCTGAACGTCGAACGGAACGACTGTCGACTTCTTACCGACTTTGACCGTCTTCAGGTTGCCGGGAACCGCGTCCCAGACGCGCTGGATCTGTCCATCACGAACCCTGATCCATGAACCGTCTTCCTGTTTCTCGAACCCCCTACCTTTGAGATAGGCGTCGATTTCTTTCGGCGTCGAGTCACGGCCTTTGACGAACGACTGCGAGATGACGACTCTGGGGAAGGGTTCTCCGAGATTAACGATCCCCTCTAACCTAATGTCATCGCCGAAGATCTCGTTCTGAGCGGCGAGGTTTCTGAGGTAATCGAAAACATTGAGCGATTGACCGACCACCCCGCTCCCGGTCACATCCGGGTTGGTGTATTTGATGACACGGTTGGTCGGCTTGTCCGAGTGGACTTGGTGCTCGGAACCGTCGCCGATCTTATCCCGGCCTTCGATGACTGTGTTCTCGAAACTTTCAGGGTCTAGTATGAGCCCCTGTTCCTCGAGGATGGCGGCAAGTTCCTCGAAAGCAGCCGCAGCTTGAGCGCGACGGCGCTGTTCTAACCCTTGATCGGTTTCCCCGCTAGTGTCGGCACGAAACCTGAAGCTCTCGCCTGCGCCAAGATCTCGGCCCTGGTTGGCGGATTCTTCAAGGCGTAGAAGCGTGCTTCGTAGGTATCCTTGATTAGTTGTCTCTCGCGGTCGTCCTCGAAGCTCTCCTTCGGAATCTTGATAGATGAGGTTGGGGCTGGCCGAGGTGGCGCGACTTTCCGTGAGGCTTTCATTGGTTAGACCTGCTCCTTCTTGAAGAGTCCCTTGTCCCGAAACATTTGCACGGCCCGATCCTCGAACTCCTCCCAGGACTCGGTCTTTCGCTTCCCTAAGAGACCGAGCGAGATCTTGGTATTCAACTCGGCTGCGGCTTTCGCCGATGCCTCGACCATATCGCTCAACGAGGTCCCGGGTAGGGATTTCGATGAAATTGGCGCGGTCGAAGATGGCAAGCTGGTTGCCGTCTTGGGCGATGAGGGTTGCGGTGAGTTCATCATTAGTGACTATCGAGGTATCAAGATACACTTGCTGGCCGGAAATCCAACCGCCCAAGTGCATCCCATTCACTTCAAGAAGACCCTTGAAGCGTTGGATAAAGGATCTGACATCTGAAGGGGCGAAATCGTTCAAAAGAATCCGGGTCTCGGTCTCCTTGAAAGGAGCCACGATATATCCGGTTCCGGGCTGATCCCCAGTCCAGATGTCCACGGTGATGCCGCCCGCGTTCCGGATCACCGAGGCAACATCGGCGGGACTCACAGCCACCGCCCGGGACTCCGTCACAGTGTCCGCAGCCAAGGCACCCCGCCAATCCATGACATCCTCGGGGAGAAGGGCCACCTTCTGCGTAGCAAAAGGACGCTCGGAAGCAGGAACCTTGATCCGTGTTCCATCAGTCGCGTAGTTGTGAGCCCCGTAGTTGACCCAGGAATTCTGCCCCCGGGTCTCGGTGGTCAGCGCCCTCTGGGCCAGCGGGGTGAACATCTGGCTGTGCTTGATCCAGGCGTTCTCCTCGCCGCGGGCTCCGAACTGGTAGTCCTCGGCTGCGTGACCGAAGAGATCGTGGATCGCCCGCAGCTTGTCATTCATCGTCAGCCCGTCGGCATCGGGCTGGTTGAGGAGCGGGTGCGGTTCACCGCCCGTGAAAAACCACAAGTGTTTGTTGTCCCGGACATCGCGCACCATCTCCCGGGAATTGGCGTAGGGTTGCCCCTCGGTTGTCCACGGCTCGAAGGTGACTCCCATCGTATTGATGGCATAGTCCCACTGCTGCTGGATCTCGAAGCCCAGTTGCCGGTAGGCATCCTGAGTCTCCCGACCTTCATCGAGGACCGGGAGTGCGTCATAGGCCGCAGCGATGCTGCGAGCACGTTGTTCGTCGACTGGGGCGTAGTGCCCGCGGACTACTTCGCCGAGCCCGTAACGGGCGTTGTAGGCACTGACTCCTTCTTGGACGAAGGGGTTTGGCTCGGCGTTGGGCCGAACTGCTTGCCTTTGAACTTGGACGCCTCCACTTGCGGATCCCACCCCTGGGGTGGTCGCTTGTAGGGCAGGTTGGTTTCTTCTGTCATTGGTTGCTCCTTGGTTAGACAAAGCCTCGCGGCTTTCGTTAGAAATTGCTCGGGATTCACGAATGTCCGGGCTCTGTTCGTTGAACCGCTGACTCAGCGGGATGACGTTTCTGCGGTTGTCTCGTGTTATGGCATCGGTTCGCTTGATTTTATTTGGCTCGAACGCGATGACATCTTTTCCAATCGCCTCCCCCTGTAAAAAAATTACACCGTCATGCCCTTTATCTGCGGCGTCCTCTATAATTTTTGCGGTGTCCTCGGAAGTATAATTTTTTATAGACTCATCGACAGTAAATGGAGCATCTAATTTTAGAGACACTCGTAGAGGCGGTGGTGCCACAGTATTTCCAGAAGCACGCATCGCGTCTGATCTAGCCATCCAAGCTCTCTCTTCACTTTCACTAAACCAAAACCCTAATGCTGCGTCTGAAGATTCGGATACAGAGCCAAGTTTGTCTTTATCAAAAGTCGAAAAATATGCGTCTGTGCCATGCCACACAGGGCCAATGTTATATCCCGCTGCTTTAGCTGCCTCATCCACCATCCGCTGCGCCGTCTCCATGTCCCCGCGCTCGACGGCGGCTAGATACTCGCGATCCATCTGGGGCGTCACAGCCCGGCTCATCGTCAACGGATCAGCCAGCGTATCGACATCGGCGTCCGCTTCCTCGACCACTGCCTCTGCACCCTGAACCATGTTCCGTGCAGCCATGAACTCTTGCAGCAAGGCTTCACGTTCCGCGGTCGTGCCAGTCAGTCCCCGGGTGATGATCTGGTCTTCAATAAAATTAGTTGCTTGATCCAAGGCGGCGAGATCCTGGGCCAAGGGGTTCGCTCCGATCGGAGGTTTGGCATAGCCCTCGGTCGTGCCTTCGAGAGCACCGAAGGTCGCGGCCCACGCATCTTGGAAAGCGGTCGCGAGCGGGCTCGTCTCCGCGGTCTTCTTGCCCGAGTTGAGATCGACGATGTCGCCCCAAGCCTCGGCCACGGGACCGGACAGCGAGGTCTTCTTGCCCTTGGTCTTGGCTTTACCGAGCCCGAGTTGCAGGGCGAGCTTGAGAAATTCCGGGCTCTCCATGAGCCCGCGGGCGGTCTCCTCGGCATTGACCAGATAGGCAAAGCGCCGGTCGGCGTCGGCTCCGACCACGTTCGGGTTGGAGAGGTCATCGACCTGACGGCTCAACTGCGCCAGTGTTGTGGGGTTATTACCCGCAGGCACTTCGAGACCATTGGTCCGGGCGACAGCCTTGAGCATCCGCACACGGAAGGCTTCGATTCCTTTGATCGCGGCCTTCTCGACGGTGTTGAGTTTCTCCAGACCGGCGAACTTTGTTTTCGAGAACACATGGGCGATCTCGTGCAGCATGGTTAGTCCGATGTCATCGGCCTCATGCCAGTTATCGAGGTTGAGCACGACCGAGTAGCGGCCGACTGGCGAAGTCGCGTTCTCGTCGACTCCGAGCACACCGGCCCAAGAGGTCCGCGTCTGTCCGGTCACAAGATCGAACGCCCGTGCCCGGGCTTCTTTGCCGGCTTGTTTGCGGGTGCGCCCCGACTCACCGCCGAAAGCATAAGTCTCCACGCCGTCCGGAGTGGTCACCTCGAAGACACCCTCACCTTCCTCGCCTTGAACTTCCTGCACCCGAGCCCGCACTTCTTCACCGCGCAAAGGCTGGGTCGCGAAGTTGCGGCGGAAGATGCCGACCTGCATCGCGATGTCATCAATGTTGAGACCGAACCGCTGACCCTGGCTCAAGACGACCTTGGCAATCATCCGCATGAACGCCGGTCGGTCGCCATCTTGCGCCATGAACTCAAGCGCGGCCTTCGGACCTTCGAAGATCCGGCTACGCACGGCCTCTTGCGCGTTGCGGCGGATTGCATCGATCCGCTCACGGTTGGCCATGTAACTGGAAAATTCCTCTTGGTATCCGGCGACGAGTTCTTCAACTGATCGACCCATCAGGTCGGCCATGTTCGCCTCGGTCGCGGCAACAACGCGGCGTCCCTTGGTCGCGGCGAGAGCGTCGAGGGTGGTCGAGACTGCTTGGTAGATCTTCTCGACGACTGCCTCAGAGAGGCCGGCGACTAGACTGCGGTCGCCGATGAAGGAGCCGACGAAGGCTCGCCTCGCGGTGCTGGCGTTCCGTTGGTCAGGAGTTCCTCCCAAGCCAGATCTTCCACCAGCGACAGGGGCCGCTCCCGGAACAGTTCCGGCTTGGCCACCATCAGTTCGGCCCACACGGTTACGTCCCCGTCCAGCGCCCGCTTGATTGCGTCCTCGCCCACGGCTTTCCGCAAGTCCTCCGGCACGTCCTTCTGCAACCGCATCCCGGCGAAGATTGTCGCCATCTCTGGGTTCTCTAGAAAGTATTGCTGAACCTTGTTCGGTTGTTTGGTTGATTTGCTCATAAGTCTTGTTGCCTTGGATATACTCTAGCAGATCTTCGACACGTTGCCGGTCAGTTTCGCTCAATTCTTCTTCAGCCCAATAGGCATCAAGGAGGTCGCGATCCTCACCGACAACACGGCCAAGACGCTCCCGGCCGGCCATCGCCTCATCACTGGTCCGCTCGGCAAACCTCTCGGCCGGAGTCTGTTGGGGCCGCGCATCTCCGGTCGTCCCCGCGGCGAGATCGGCCTCTGCCGCCCGCTGGTTACGTCCGGTCCGCACCGCCGATTTCTTGGCGCTCTGCGCCTTGGTCATCGCCGTCTTGATCGGGCTGAAATCTCCGTAGCTCTGCCAACGCTTCACGATCGGCTCGACCGCGGCCGATGCCTGTGCTGCGGTCTGTCCCGAGGCCACGAGTTCCTCGGTGATCTGACGCGCTGCTTCCTGCACATCGCGACCGGTATCGGCTCCCGTCTCGTTCTCCTGATTGCTCTCGAAGATATCGAGCATCCGGCTGTTGAACCTTTTGAAGAGCGCGAGATCGCGCACCGGAGGCACACCCTTCTTATCGCGGCCGGCCACCTGTTCGATGATCGAGGCATCGGCTTCGTCGGAAGCCATCGCCTTGGCCTCGGGATCGAGGTCGCTGCGACGATCAATGAACCGTGCAGCCCGTGCCCGTGCATCGCCGACAAAGAACTGATCGGCCTCGTCGAGGCTTTCCAGTTTCGCCTGCACCGAACCGACAGTTTTGCCCGCCTTCTCTTTCTGCGTCTGCTTGCCCTTGCGAGCCCGCTCACTGCGGAGCAAACGCTCGGGTGAGTTGAAATAGATATTGTCGAAACCTCCCGGGCCGGTGTTCTCCCCGTTCACCGAAAAGTCATAGGCGGCATCCCCGCGGCGATACGTGTTGCCGTTGTAGACGACCTTGGTCACGACGTTGGCGGTCTGACCGTTCTTCATGGTGCGCGGCTCTACCTGCACACCTTCGGGAAGATTCTGAAGTTGGTCATCCGGCACCGGGACATCGAGTCCGAGGTTCATCTGACGCACTGTGGTGAAGAGCGTGCCCCGGGAGTTGCCCTGCCACTTGCCGAAGTTTACGACCTCTTTGACCCCGGGCTCACCTTCCTTGTCGAAGTAGCGCACCTCGCCCGGCACCTTGTTCGTCTTACCAGGATTGGCATAAAGCCCGTCATCGAAAAATGCCTCTTGGGGTTTGCCTTCTTGGTAAGGTGTCCCAAAGACGCGCTCGGCTTTCGCCTTGGTCGGCTTCGGTCCGAGCACCGAATTAACGGCGACATCGACCGGCGACTGCTTTGGCGCAGGCTGCTTGAACATCCCGAGCCGGTTGTATTGCTGCGGAGTAAAGACGAGCTTCTCTTGGTTGCCCTCGGCATCCGGCTCGGTCACCACGACCACGTTGCCGTTCGGACGGCGGGCTTCGAAAGTCGCACCGAACGAAAGCGAGTCATCGGCTTTCTCGTCCGAGAGGTAGACCGTCACTTTGTCTTTGGGTTGCAGGCTCTCGACAAATTGGCGCGACTGATCCGGAGGACGGTTGACCGTTTGCTGTGCGACTTTGACCTGCTCGACTTTGGTATCGGCGATCGTCTGCTTGCTCTTCTGAATCTCCGCATCGAGTGCCGTCGCCTCGGCCGGCGCTTTGCTTAAAGTGTCTTCGACCTGAACGAGCTTTTGATACAGCGGCTCGGTCAGCGTGCTCTTGGCTTCCGGTGCCAACTCCCGGCGCTCGATCTCCCCGATCGAACTCTCCAGCGTGGTCCGTGCATCTTGCAGCAAGGTCACCGCATTGCGGTCCAAGGTCTCAGCCGTCTCCGCTGCTTGGTCCACGACCGAGACTTCAGGACGGGCCAGTGCCGCTTTGGAAATTTCCTCCGCACCCATCGTCGCGAGGTCGGGCATCGGTGCCGGTTGTTCGACCGGCGGAGTCTGCACGGCCGGGATCGACGTAGTTGTTAGACGAGTCGGCGCAGGGGCCGCAACGATCTCGACTTCACTCTCCGCAGGAACTTCGACCTCCGTGCCATCATTACCCCGCAGCAAAAATCTCGCACCGTCTTGAGCCAACGATCCTTCGTAACCATTGAACCGCACATTGGATCCCACCGCCTGACCAGCCGGCGTCATATCCGGACCATCATCGAGCACCGCTTCACGCGACGGGGTGCGCGGTTTAGGTTTCTGGACCGGGGTGCGTTTTACGGGTGTCGATCCGACCTCATCATCGTCAAACAGCCCACGAGCACGTTGCGCTAAAACCTTGTCTGATTTTGTCGGGAGATTGAGATACTCGACACCATCAATCGGCGAAAACACTTCACCCTGCGGCGTCGAAAACCGCGGTAGCTTGCCGAACCTCTCGGGGTCCGGATTAAAGATCGCCACCTGTCCCGCCTCATTACGACGGAACTCAAAACCACCAAGCGTCTTCGGCTCTGACCAGTTCCCTTCGATGACTGAGAGCGGTTGCCCCGACTCCGGATCTCCAGGGAGGTTGACTGGTTTAGGCTGGGTAGTTCGGCGCAACTTCTCCGCCGTCTGCGGAGCCAGTGCTTCGATGACACTGCCAGCGCCACCGAGACCGCCACCGACCGTGGCTCCAGCAACCGCGGCGATCTGACGTTCACGTTCGGCTTCGGGGGTGCCGACAACTTCTTCGATCGTGCGATTGGGGTCCGCCGCACCGAGAGCGGCTTGCTCCAATCCGGTCTGCACATACTCGGTGCCACCTTCCAAGGTTGCCGCAGCAGGAAGACCGACGCCTACACTGCGGGCCACACGGCCGGGGAACGAGATCCCCGTCGCCGCATCGACACCCTCTGCTGCCGCCCGTCCCGTCTTCGTGAAAGGCTTGAGAAATTTCCCCGCGATAAAGACCTCACCCAAAGTATCGAGTGCCGCTCCTGGCACTGCAAAAGCTGCCGCCGCCAAGGCATCACCTTCACCCGTCTCTTGGGCGATCTGACCGAAGCTCCCACCCGCGATCTGACCGAAGTTGGCGGCATAAGCACCGCCGATAGCTCCTCGGGTAGCTGCTTTATTGATGAGTTCAGCCCCCTCACCGAGAAGCATTCTTTTCGCGACCATCCCGGCCACTTCTTTTTCCGCGACCTCTTTGGCCAACCCCGCAGCCACCCGCTTGCCAATCTCATTGGCCACAATTTTCTTCGCCACCGTCTTCGCGGCAAAACCACCGACGCCACCACCGACGGCCGAGACAAGTAACTGCGGGATCTGCTCACCAAGTAACCCAGCCGCATAAGTCGCCGCATCCCCCAGCCCGCCAATCTCCTCGAAGGGATCCTGCACTGTAGCTTGGTTTTGCGCGGCCTCTTCCATCTTACGGACGTAATTCTCCAGCCCGTAGTTCTCCATCCCCTCGACGCCAAGCGTCTGCCCCATGAGGCCGACCAACCCGTAGCCGAGACCTTGGGTCTGGTCGGTTCCTCTGGCTAATCCTGTTGAGAACTCCTCAGTAAGAGTTCTTGGCGTGCGATATTCAGGTGTTTGAAATGCTCCCACCGAAGCCAGTGCGTCCTCGATCGCGATAGCACCCTCTTCATCTTCGGCTTCTTGCTCGGCCGGACGGTTATCCAAACTGGCAAAGGACTCTGGCCGAGTGGCAAAATCGAGCCGTGGCTCGGGGGCGGCTACTGCCTGGTTGTCTTCTTCGTCTTCGAGAGGCTCGTTAGCTACAGCCAGAAGCCTCTTAATTTCATCTGCGGCAAGCATCCGTTAATATAGCGCACTAAGACGCCATCTTCTATTGCCCTGCGGGTTGCTTCAATTCTTGGAGAAACGTCCGGACCCAAGGCCAAGCGGCGTCCGTAAACGGCTTGTTCACATATCGTTCATACATCTTTGCTGCGTAGATGTGCGGCGGATCTTCCATGCCAGTGGCTTTGCCTATATCGCGTAGGGTTTTAGCCACGACTTTGGCACTAGCTGGTCCTTCGACCGGAACAGGAGTTGTGGCAACCTCCTCCGGGGTCGCCGGGACTTCACCTTCACCCTTACCCGTTACATTAAACTTATTGCCGTCGAATACGACCGCTTGCCCAAAGAGCTTTTTCGCTTCAGTAACATCGGTTTTATACTGCTCAAAAGCAGAGGACGTAAGTCGTCCATCCTTGGTCTTGGCATAAGAGTTCATGTTCACGAACATTTTGCTGCCGCTTCTCAGACCCTCCATACCTGCGGCCAACTGGGCATCGGTCAATTCGGCGCTGATATTGTCGTAATCATCACGCCCCTCGAATGGTCGTTTGTTCGCCGCATAGACTGGGATCATTTGACGTTTGGTCTCCACATCCATGAAAAGACCTTCGGGAGTCTCTTTGATCCCCAAACGCTGCTGCCCGAGCCGCTTTAAGTTTTCCCGCTCCAACTTTACTTCCGGAGCATTTTCATCAAGCCCACCCCCAAGAAGCTGAGTTAAGCGGTAGCTGGATTGGTTCATCGTCTCATCCAAAACCTTGGGGTCGACGGATCCCCCAGTGTTGGCACGCCGCATCGAGCCGACTTGGAAAACGGCATCTTCAGAAGCGACTCCGGCATCCGTCAGTTGTTTGAAAAGAGCTTGCTGCTGTGAATCGAAATTCGGGATGGCACTGGCGATCACCGGGCTGAACTCACTCTCCAACAGCTTTTTCCGTGAGAGAAACTGCGGTGTCTTGATCTGCCCTCGGTTGAGTTCCTCGGTCAGTGCGGCCAAGTCGCCCTTATACCTTTGCAGATCTTCTTTGTAGGTATTCGTGGTCCAGTTGTAGAAGTCATCTTGCGGGGCAGCTTGTGCGGCCGGAGCCTGTTGTGCTTGCGCTCGGGGTTCAGGCTGGCTCTCCGCAAAACGAACGACTGGGTTTTCCGACACCAGCGTCGGTTGCATTTCCTGCTCGGTCAGGCTCAAGGTTTGGGGTTCGTAGGCTGGGGCTTCGGGTAGATTCGTCAGCGGATTCGGTTTGCCTCCGGTGAAACTAGACATATCCGCCGCAGGAGCCGAAGCGCCCTCAAACTTTGCGGTAAGAGCGGCATACTCACTCTTTGGGATTTGCTCCCCTGGGGCATAGTTTTTCCCCGTGCGAGGATTCGGCTGCGAATAGATAAACTGTTTGAGATCATCCATAGCTTTAGATGGTCACCATCTCCTCTTGACTGGTTTGAGGTGCTGAAGTCCCGAACGGCCGGAAACGTGGTTGAGCCGGAGGCTGCTGTGCATTGGTAGCCGGAGCATTGTTACCGCCGCCACTACCACCAGTCAGCCCACTCATTTGAGAGCGGTGAACTTGCCTTTGTGCATCACGAGCCATGTCGAGCATCAAAGACTGACGCTCGACTTCGAACTGCATCTTATCCAACTCCAAGGCGGCTTTCTTTTGCGCTACGGGGAAAAGAAGCTGCTCAAGTTCAGCTTCCATCTGCAACTGATCTGCTTTCGCTTTCGTAAGACGAGACTCATTGAAAGCGTCGACAAACGTCTGCCCCGGATTCCAGTTCCAGGGCGGTGCGGTGTCGATCGGTCTGACAGGTTGGATGAAAGACGACATAAAATGTTAGCGCATCCCCGCCGGAACAGCGACAGGTCTGCTGCTGGCGCTGTAAGTGTTAGTGTTGTAAGTGCCACCAAATGAAGGTGTCCCTGTCCTATTTTTCCCAAAACCGCCGCCACTGAAATTCATATTCCCGAAAATGCTCCCCGCTAGTGAAGCTCCAGTGTTGGCCAGCGAACCCCACATCGCGTTATTTGAAGCGGTATTTTGTTGGTTGTTGAGTAAGTCCTGTTGTGCCGCCGCCGCCATTGTCCCTGCCGCGGCACCGCGGGCGCGGGTCATAGCGTCAAGCCGATCACGCTCGGCTTGAGCACGCAGATTAGCCGCGTTGGTCGACGCCGCAGAGGTCGTTCCGAATATATTACCGGCCACGTTGACATTGGTGCCGTAGAAATCCGACGAGGCGTTTACCGCGCTGCTATACATGTCACTCGACAACCCGATCCCCGTCTTGAACATCTGCTCTCCGAGCGCCGTGCGGGTGTTGAAAATATTGCCGACCGTCTGGTAGCGGTTACTGTAAATGTCGCCGAGATTGGACAGGTTTTCATTTAGCGCGGTTCCCGCGACATTGGTGCGAGTGCCGTAGATGTCCCGCGCCAACCCGACGGCCGCATCGCGACGGGATCCGACGTTGTCGGCCTGCGTCAGGAATCCGCGCTCCAAGGCACCGAACCTCTGGTTGCGATCGCTTTCGGCGGCTCGCAGTCCGGTGTCGAAAACACCTTGTCGGCGGGCGGAGTTTGTTTGCTGGGCACCCAAAGAAGTCGTCAGAGCCCCTTGCCGCCTTGCAAGTTCCGCATCGGAAGCGCGAAGCACAGAATCGTAAACACCCTGCCGTTGGTTGCGGTCGCTTTCTGCTCCCTTTAAAAAGCTATCCAGCCCAGCTTGCCGCTGGTTGCGGTCGATTTCAGCGGTCTGCATCTGTGAACCAAGTAGCGTGCGCCCTTGTTCACTTAACAGTGCATTGTTGTCGCGCATCAACGCTCCGGCATCAGATTGTAGACCTGCGACACGGGTGTTGTAGTTGAGCGTCCGCTGGGAATCGTTGAGTGCCGCCCCTTGGCGCTGGAGATCAAGCGAAGTCAGACCAAGATCACGCGCCGTTAGCCCTCGGCCCATCTCACTCGACGCCCCGAACCCACCCTGCAAAGCACGCATCGCGCTCGATCGGGACAGGCTCGCTTGCACATCAGCACCGATGCGCCCCTGCAACATCGCCGCGGCGTTCTCATCTGCCATCTGCGAAAGCTCCACGCCGCGAGGATCGGCGGTCGCTAACATATTGGCACGGGTCTGGACGGCGGCTTGGGAAAGCTGATCGGCCATTTGGGTGAATTGAAGAACTCGCGATGAGTCTGTAGACGTAGCTTGGCCCATCGTGCTCAAATACTGTTGTTGGGCTTGCGAGGCGCGATCGAGGAATAAGTCCCCGAGTGATTTTGACCCTGACTGAAAATCCTCAAGATCCTTGCGGAAACGGTCTCCGGCTGCGAGTGAATCACTGCGAAAAGTCTGGGCGTCGGTTCTTGCTTGATCGCCCAATGCTCCCGAATCCGCTTGGAACCGCTGAATGTCCGCTTGGTTTTCGCGGGTAAGCGCATCGGAATCTTCGCGGAAAGTCTTTCCGGCTTCGGCAAATCTGTCACCGAGCGCCCCAGTCTGGGACTGGAAATCTTGATTGAGACTCGCCGTGTCGGCATCAGCGCGGTCCAAAGCTACCCCAACCCGCTCCAGTGCCGCCTTCTCGATGTCTTGGACTTCGGTCTTGAACGCATTTAGCTGGGTTAAAGTGTCAGCCCGCGAACCGAGGTTTAGAACCTCAGTTCCAAAAGCGAGATCGTCGATAGCACGTTGAATGTCTTGAGCGAACGTGGCGGACCGCTCACTGGCCTGAGATTGAAGGATTTCGTTGGCCCGGTTGATTCGCTCGATCGCCTGTTTCTCTTGGTTGTTGGCGTCTTTGGCGTAAGCCGACCCAAGGCTGGCTACGTCGGTTTGGAGTTTGTTGGCAATACGGCCAACTTGAGAAATCAGGCGATTTCCATCGGCTCTAGTGTCGGCTATATACTGATCCATCTGGGCTTTGGAGATGCCGGACATACTTCCGCCCCCACCACCGCCCCCACCTCCAAAGGCCCCCAACGCCCCTGCGACTCCGACTCCGGCGCCGACGACGGTAGCTACTCCTGCGATAACCCCCATGCTCATACGAATGCCTCCTGTCTTTGATTGAGCAGCAATCTTTCATTTTCCGGACGGCAACTCAGCGCCTCCACCATTCGGGGATTTTCATGCTGCTCCGTCACACGATAAACAATCTCGTCAGGATCTTGCGCGTCACCTTCGTTAGCATGAAAAGTCGTCCAGACAGTGTCCTCATGGATAAGGAGGACCCGCCGAGTTCCAGGTTTGGTTATTCCGGTGTGCGGTGCACGATAAGTCACAGCGCCCTCGTCGAGGGACCAAACGGAAACCACGCCCTTGGAGATGACAAAGGGGTGCTCGTATTTATGAGTCCGGCTGGTCAGAACAACTCCTGCCGGCATGTGGATCTCGCGAATATATAGGCCGGGCGTAAAGCGGTGGGTCACTGGCAGATCGACTAAGACAAGCCGACGGGCAATGGCTTCTTCGATATCGTCAACGATTTCATTCGCCTTGGCTTCAAACTCCTCCGGCGACAGATCTTTAAGTTCTGGAAAGTCTAGTTCAGCGGTCATTATGCGGTTATTACTATATCACCGAAACTGGTAAACGCGACGGGTGTGGGCGGCTCCGCGGTTTCCGGTAAAGTTTTGTTGGGCGATCTGGCTGGCCAGCATCTCCTTGGCCTTCTCGATGTGAGGAGTGATTTGCTCGCCGCCCAGGAGAATCCCCTTGGTCGCCTCGTAGATCGCTTGGTAGTTGCGAAGATACATCGCGTCCGCGTCGGCGGTATGGGGGACGAAGCGGCGTTTGGCCAAGATCCTGACCACGGGAACCACGTTGGGCAGGGTGATCCAGTATTTACGCTTGAGAAGATTGTCCGTCGGATCGACGCCCTCGCCACGGTCGACCGCGCCTTCACGCCAACTGTCATCAGTCTCGCGGTAGCCGGTGCCGCCACGAATCCACTCGTTGAGTCGATCATGCACGGGCTTGGGGTCGCCGTCGAAAGACATGTAGAGGATCGTCTCGACCTCTTGGGGTAAGAAGAACTCGCCCGTCGCATTCACTGAAAGCGTATACTCGGCCACGGTGCCGACCCATTTGCCTGCAAACATCAGTTGCTCTTCGGCCGCGTTGACCATGCGCTTCACGGCGGAGTCCGAAAGTCGGTAAGCCTCGGGCAGTTCCAGCCCGATCCGGCCCCAGTGGTAGCCGAAGGTATCATTGGCCGAAGCCAGCAACGCCTGACGGGTCGAGCGACGAGCCGCTTCGATCGCGGCCATCACGTCACGCTCAATCAGGGCCAGGGCTTGCTGCTTGAGCGCGGTCGCTACTTCCGGCTGACCAGCCGAGGTGGACAGATAACTTTCGACCATGAGCTTCTTCTGCTCGTAGGTCGGAGTCGGCGCGGGGCCGTTGTAATCCTCGCGGCGTTGGAGGAAGTCTTGCTGCGCCCCGATTTCAGTCGAAGCCTGGGACAAGTAAGTCGTCAAACGATCGGTTGGGATCGTGACCCCGTTGGGTAGTTCATTGTGCAGCTTGCCCTCGTCGCCGACCGCAGCCCGACGGGCCGCTTCGACTTGAGCCATCAGGTCACGCTCGATTAACGCTTGGCCTTCGGCTTTGAGCGCCGACGCGGCTTCGATTTGACCAGCCCCGGTCGCGATATAGGACTCCACGAACTTTTTGCGCACTTCATAGGTAAAAGGATTCGGTTTGGTTCCGCTCGAATAGTTCTCACGACGGGCCAAGAAGTCCCAGTGAGCGCCAGCCTCGGCGGCAGCTTGGCTTAGATATTCCGTCATCCGGCTCGTCGCGATCCGCACACCCTCGGGCAGTTCATTATGCAAGCGCCCCGCTTCTCCGGCCGTAGCACGGCGGGCGGCTTCAACCCCAGTCATCAAGTCACGCTCGATCGTCGCAAACGCCTCTTGTTTGAGAGACGCTGCGACATCAGGTGCCGCATTGGCCGTGGCGATATACGACTCGACCATTTTCTTGCGGGTCTCATAGGGGAAAGGATTCGGCTTTACTCCAGAGGAATAGTCCTCACGACGGGCCAAGAAGTCCCAATGGACACCCGCTTCGGTTGCCGCTTGGGCAAGGTAAGTTGTGAGCCTGTTGGTGGCAATGCGGACGCCCTCGGGAAGTTCATTGTGAAGTTGACCCTCTTCACCCGCTGCGGCACGTCGTGCCGCCTCAACTTCTTCCATGAGATCGCGTTCGATGATGGCCGAGGCTTCTTGTTTCTTGGCCGCAGCCACATCGACAGCACCACGCAGAGTTGCAATGTAGCCTTCAACCAAGGGCTTGAGCACTTCGTAAGGGAAAGGATTCGGTTTGGTTCCGCTCGAATAATCCTCGCGGCGAGCCAGAAAATCGTAATGTGCTCCGGCCTCGGTCGCCGCTTGAGTGAGATAAGTCGTCAACCGTGCCGTCGGTATCTTCACGCCATCGGGAAGTTCGTTGTGGAGCTTGCCTTCGGTTCCAGCAATCACCCGGCGCACCGCTTCGACGTTCTGCATCAAGTCACGCTCGATAATGGCAAAGGCTTCCTGCTTGATTGACGCTGCCACGTCCGGAGCGGCATTGGCCGTGGCGAGGTAAGACTCGACCAGCTTCTTGCGCACTTCGTAAGGGAAAGGATTCGGTTTGGTTCCACCCGCATAGTCTTCTCGGCGGGCAAGAAAGTCGTAATGAACCCCCGCTTCCGTGGCCGCTTGGGCGAGGTAGGTATTCATGCGGGTCGTCGAGACGCGCACACCTTCAGGGAGTTCATTGTGAAGCTGCCCCGCTTCTCCAGCCGCAGCCCTCCGGGCCGCTTCGACTTGGGCCATCAGGTCGCGTTCAACGACCGACAGGGCTTCCTGTTTGAGAGACGCTGCGACATCAGGTGCCGCATTCGCTGTCGCGATATAGGACTCGACGAGCTTCTTGCGGACTTCAAAAGAAAACGTATTGGGCTTGGTTCCCGAGGAGTAATCTTCCCTGCGGGCGAGGAAGTCCCAATGGGCCCCAGCTTCGGTCGCCGCTTGGGTGAGATAGGTCGTCAGCCGACCCGTAGCAATTTTGACGCCTTCGGGAAGTTCGTTGTGGAGCCGTCCCTCCTCGTTTGTCAGAGCCCGTCGAACAGTCTCGACATCATCCATCAAGTCACGCTCGATCAGCGAAAAGGCTTCTTGTTTGAGCGAAGTGGCAATATCGGGAGCGCCATTGGCCGTGGCGATATACGACTCGACCAGCTTTTTCCTTACTTCAAAAGAAAACGGATTGGGCTTAGTCCCCGAAGAATAATCCTCGCGCCGGGCCAGAAAGTCCCAGTGCGCTCCGGCGTCAGTCGCCGCTTGGGCAAGATAAGTCGTCATCCGAGTCGTGGGCACTTTGACCCCCTCGACCAATTCGTTGTGCAGACGACCTTCTTCCCCCGCAGCATCACGCCGGGTCTGCTCAACCAAAGCCGTCACATTGCGATCGATCAACTCCAAGGCTTGCGACTTCAGACCGCCGCCATCACCACCCGAGTCGGTCACGATCAAGGCCAAGGTCAAAAGCCTCACCACTTCGATGGGAATCAACGGATCGAACGTCGTGGCGTTGGAGGTCAGTGCGGCAAAGGTGATCGGAGTGCGCGACTTGTCTTCGCGCCGGCTGACGAAATTGTAGTGGTCGACCGCTTGCTGGTAAGCCTGATTGATGAAGCTCTTGATGCGACTTTCCGGCACCCGGTATTGAGCCACTGTTTCCAGACCGACTCGTCCGGCCAGACCGCCGAACGTGTTCTGGTTGCTCGCTGTCGCCAGAGCCTCAAACGCTGTCCGGCGCTCGCGTTCCACATCGTTCACGATATTGCGCTCGATGTAGGAATACGCCTTGGTCTCAAGCCCCTGAGACAACTCAAGCTGATTATTCTCCTCGCGCCAGATCGCAAGGATCATGTTCTTGGTCGCATCGAGATTGTCGAGGATGAGGTTACCTGTAGTCGCAACACCCGTCGTGCCGCCCGTTTGCCAGACCAGTGGCGTGCGGGCACTCTCTTCACGGCGGGAGAGGAAGTTGTAGTGGTCGATCAGCCGCCGCTGGGCCTCATCGATCCTCTGGTCGATGCGCGTGGTGTCAGTCACCGCCACGCCATTGTCGACGTAGGGTGCGAGGAGATTACGCGCTTCGAGGTAGGTCGCCATTACTGGATCCTAATCCAAGTGTTCGCCGCGACTTTTTGCCATGCCGCAGTGCCATTGGCCGCAAGCGTGGACAAGGCGGCTCCATGCAGAGTGAGCCCTGTCGAAGATACCGTCAGCGTGGTGACGATACTGCGGGAAAAGATCCTCAAGGTCTGCCCCGTCACGCTATTCGAGTTGGTCGGGAAGACAAACGTCATCGTCGCAATCGTGCTGACATGGTCGAGGAACACCGTCTCATCCAGCCCATTGGCACTGGCCGAGATGCTTGCGCCCGCAGCGGGAGTGTAAACCGACACTGTCGGCCGATTCTTCTTGGCTTCTGGTGCCGTGAGATAGGACGCAAAAGTATCCAGCAACGACTGCGGGTCGTTGGGATACTTGGTTCCTGTGGGAAGTGTTCCTGGGATTAGTGCCATAAACTTTTAGAATTTGATGCAGTAAAGCATCGCAATGTTCTTGGGTCGGGTTTCAGTGTCTCCTGTCGCGCTCGTTGTTCTCGGGGTGCTTAGGCCAGTATTACTAAACCCGTTTACCCCCAACCTTGTTGCTGAACCATCAAGACCGTTCGCATACGACACGGCTGATCTTTCATAATAGTCCGAATACGGGTGAGTGTGGCTCTTCAATGCGTCGGCTTGTTTCGCGCCAAACGCCCCAGATGCGGTGCCGTCGCTGTTCGTCCCGCTGCCGCGCACGAAGTAGCCGCGCAGGTCGGGAAGATTGAAGGTAGTTGACCCATCTCCCTGCCCGTAGGGGCTGGATGTAGTTCCAAGGGCCGTCCAGAGTGCTGAATAGGTCGTGCGCGATACTGCGGAGCCGTCTGCTGCCAACCAGCCACTCGGAGCACTATTCATCGCAAAAGGCATAACTGCGCCTGCTGGGATAGCCGCACCGGCTGCAAGTTTACCCGCCGTCACAGCCCCATCGACAATTTTATTTGTGCTTACTGTGCCGTCTGCGATGGCACTGGCTGTCCCAGAAAGATTTCCGGTCACATTTCCTGTGACGTTTCCGGTAAGATTACCTGCTACATTTGCTGTAATCGTTCCGGCCGAAAAATTGCCACTGGCATCACGAGCCACGATGGCGTTGGCCGTGTTGGCATTCGTTGCGGTGGTCGCGGAGTTAGAAACTTTTCCGGCTGTCGAGATGGTGGCCAGCTTTGTATCCGCAATCGCGGCCGAGGCGTTGATGTCCGCGTTGACGATTGTGCCGTCCACTAAGTTAGTAGATGCAACAGTGATCGCTGACGGGAGGGCTCCGGCTGCTAACTTACTAAGATCGATCGCTGCCGCTGCGTTGATGTCGGCATTGACGATGGTGCCGTCCACGATATTCGCCGAAGCAACAGTAATTCCCGTAGGCAGTGCCCCCGTGGCGAGCTTACTCAAACCAATCGCGGCCGCTGCGTTCACGTCGGCATCCACAACGACGCCGGAGCCGATGGCAGTGACACCGGAACTGTTCACCGTCACGTCGCCACTTAGAGCGGTGGCCGTGGGGACGTTGCTCGCATTACCCAAAAGCACCTGGCCCGCTGTGATATTGGCCAGCTTGGTGTGGGCAATCGCTGCGGCCGAGTTGATGTCGGCGTTGACGACCGTATCGGCAGTAATCGCTGCGGCGATTGAGATGTTGGCCGATCCATTGAACGAGGTCGCCGTTCCGGTCACGTCGCCGCTAATCGCAATGGTGCGGGCCGTTTGCAGGGCGGTCGCGGTGGCGGCATTACCCGTCGCGCTGCCAGCCAAAGTCGCGGTGATGGTTCCTGCTGAGAAATTCCCACTTCCATCCCGTGCCACGATAGCGTTGGCGGTGTTGGCACTCGTCGCGGTAGTCGCGGAATTGGCCACCTTTCCCGCCGTGGCAATCGTGGCCAGCTTGGTATCGACGATCGCCGCCGAGGCGCTGACTTTCGCGTCGGTGATATTTAGCGCCGGGATAATGTCGGCCAAGGCGACTTGACGCAAGGTGTCGTCAGTCCGACGGACGACCACGACTTCAGTTCCGGTCGGGGCAGTAACGGCAGTCTTCGCGTCGAAAACTTTGGCTTCGATCGCGCTCAACGGCGTTTTCAACGTGTCGCCGTTCTGGTTGATGACCAATTCATTGGCCGCGGCCAGAGGCGTCGAGGCGCTCTCTAGCGCCCCAATCTTCCGGTCAGATGTATAAGCTGTGGCCATGTGCTAAGATATGCGGTTATTACTGAATGAGCAACTCGTTGCCGAGGTCGTCCAAGAGTAAAAACCGGGGGATACTAAGTTCGGCGGTGCCTTGGACGGTTGCCGTGGCGTTGGTCGCGTTGGCGTAGGTGAAAGTCGTGGTGGTCGGGGTGGAAGCAATCGTATAGGTGCCGTTGAACCCAGAAGGAGTGACTCCGGCAATGATGACCGAACTGCTGGCCGAAAAGCCGTGGGCGGCTGTCGTCGTCACAGTCGTCGTGGTTCCGTTGCCCACCACCGAGGAAGTTCGGCGAGCGAGCCCCAACTGAAGCCGAAATCCATCAGGAAGACTCGACCACGAATCCATCTCCGGCTCGATGGAGGTGTCGATATTGTAGATCTCTTTCAGTGTCGCGCTCACAAGGTTCCTCCTCCCACATTTTCCACCAGCTTGTGCCCGTGCAGCATGAGCCGTCCGAGGTGGGCGCGGCCGGTCCAGTTGACGCGCAGCGTGAAGTCATGGCCCAAGTAGGCGGGCACGTCGGTTGCCAGATTGGCTGTCCTAGGTGGGGCGGGAAATCTTACTTGAGGCGCGTAGCCGCGCTCGTAGTTAAGCAACTGCGGAGGATCGGGGTCGTAAGAGGTGGGGGCATCGTTTTGCTCTAATTGGGCCCCCCAGACATAGATACCTGAAGTTCCGTCCCCCACATAACTGCTGGTGGTTCCAGATACTACGAGCCCTATTACGGCTCGCACGGTGCCCGCGCCAGTAGTGGTGGAAGTGATGGAGACCCGATACCAACCATCCGGCAACGATGTGATGATCGCGGTTGCCGTTGCCGAGAGACTGGTAATGCTGCCCCCTTCACTCAGCAAAAAGTGTGCAGTCTGGGCCGCAGAAAACGCAGACCCCGTTGTCGGGAACTGCAAATAAACTCGGCTTCTCCCCACGGCTTTCACGTATACAGAAAATGTGTAAGACGACCCAGACACGAGCGTGGGGCTAGTGCGGTATGTTTGATGAGTTCCAGATGCCGTGTCTTCTTGGAGAAGATCCACGGTCGTCTGCTGTTGAAGGGGGTCCGTTGTCGAGTTCGCCACAACCCCCACCCGTGTTTTGACCCACGAGGCGTCATCGATCGCTTCGGTGAAGGCCAAAAGGTTCTTATCCTGCAACAGAAAATCCGTGGCAAACCTCCGCTCGAACCGCTGCCATGTGGTGAAGTTCGGGTAGTCGTCGGGCCGGTAAGCGAGTTCGCACTCAAACGGAAAATCGTTACCTCCGCCGAGATCGTCAAACCAAAGGTCGCAGCGGATCAACTTCTTGAGGCTCATGTTATCCTCGAAGTCGAACGCCTTGGTTACGATGCCGGCTTCGATTTGACGCGGACCTTCGACCGGAAAGTCATATTCGTCCTCTTTGGTTATCTGCCAGATCTCAACCCGACGCCCCGTAGCATCCTCATGGAGACACACGGCATAACAGCGCGGATCACCGTCAAAGGTTCCCGGCGCGAGCTTGATGATGCGTAGGCCGGTCCAGACTCCGTCGAAGACGGCGGCAGCTTTGCCACGCCCGCTGGAGGAAGATTGGAAGTCGAGCACAGCAATACCGTCGAACAAAGTTGGAATGGGCTGGGCGGCGTAAGTCTTCGCTTGGGCGTCGTTGTCGGCTCGGCGCGGGTATTGCCGCGGGAGACACGTCATCAAGAGACGGTTGTCGAAATTGGCAAAGCTGACGCCGTCGAGCATCCACGGCGTGTCTTGGTTCAGCACGGGATCAATCTCCGCGCTGATCGGGGTCTGACCGTAGCCATCAGATTCACCGCGGGCATTGCGGTAAGTGCGGATCCCATTGCCTTCTTTACTGCGGAAAAACAAATCGCCGTTGACTGGAATAATGCTCTCCGAGGTCGAACCGATGTTATCGAAAAGGACGCGCTGGAAACCTTGCACACTCTTCCACTGGTCACGGGGAGCCGAGACTTGGAAAGTCACTGATCCCCGTTCGCAGAACGCGATCAGGTCGCCTTGTCCTGTCGCCGTGTCTTGCACGGGGAGGAAGACCAACCCGGTGACTCTTCCCACTTTCCCCGTCGGGGCAAAGCTGCCGCCTTCGTTGAGGAAGGTGTTCTCGGTAAACCGGAGAAGGTCGCTGTCTTGGCCCGCATTGAATCGGCTGACAAAGCCGCCACTCCCCGCGCTGGTCACCGCGACAGGGATCGTAAACGTAGTCGTGGTGGGGGCGGTCGCCACGGTATAGGTCGAATTGATCGGCGGCGTGCTGCTATGACCTTGGATCGTGATCTGGTTCCCAGCGACAAAGCCGTGGTCAGTTGCCGTGGTGATGACGCTCGGGTTGGCTGCACTGGAACTGGTGATGGAAACATTGGTCGTCGAACCGCCAAAGACCAGATCGCCGGCCATGATCTCGGCTCCCTCGTTCACTGCGACAAAAAGCCGCCCCTGGCCGTAAGCCATTTGTTTCCCAATCGGAACGACTTGGGTTCCATAGTAACTGGCCCGACGCAGGGTATAGCCGTCGTAGACCCGAGGCTCATCCTGTCCGGTTTGGATGATGAGAAACTTTTCGGCTTGGCAAAAATAGACTGGGACATCGTCGGCAACCTCATCACTGAGATTGAGCCGGTAGACCGAGGCGTCGTTGAAATTCAGCGCCATGATCTTCCCGTCGGCGACCACGATCATCTGGGTGGGGTTTCCTTCGCGGGGATCCTGATAGACGGTCGCACCTTGGACATAGATCGCCCCGAGGATGTCATTCGCGTAGCGGATGCGGCTGGTCGTGCTGTTGTTGAAGTCTTCCGCGTAGGTCGAATCGATATCGCGTCTCGCGGTGATTGTTCCGGTCACTGTGCCGGTGGCCGCAGTGGGAAAAGTGAAAGTAGTCGAACTGGTGACCGTGATCGTCTGTGTCCCGTTGACCCCTGCGGGAGTGGCTCCGGCGATGGTGACCTTGTCCAGATTTTCATAGCCATGTCCACCCGTCACGGTCGCCGTGGCGATACCACTCGCAATGGAGATCGTTGCGGTCCGAACTGGCTGCGGGTTGCGCCAGTAGTCAGGCGGGATTTCGCGAAACCCAGGACGGGTCTTTGGTCCATTCCCGCCGCGGAACGTGACGTTCGTGGCATACCAAGCGGCTTCGCTTGGTGTCTGGGGCGGCTCCTTCGAGCCGTCCATTCCCGCCGGAAGGCCGCGGAAGCCGTCGATGAGACGCTCCGTATCGGCGATCACGGGATTATTCCTCCGTCATTCCGGCGCGGATGGCTTCGTCGAAGCCCATCTCCTCACCAGCGGCTTCGACTTCGGGGGCTTCCTCGGCAGCACCTTCAACGGGAAGACCGTCAACGGCGACCAAGGTGAGTCCGTCAGCTTCGAGGCGCAGGGTAGCCAGCGCGTCAAAGGTGGAGCCTTCGGTCACGCCATCGGGCGGAACCATACCTTCGGGAATAGGGAATTTCATAGTGTTTGGTTTCTACTGGCAAGCCACGCCATCATTGGCGCGACAGAGTCTAATATAGCAGCATAAGCCGCCGCGATCTCGGGAACTTCATTGATCGCCGTCCACAAATCGTCGGTCGACATTTTCTGCACAAAGTTATCCGGCGCGATTTGTTTGGTGTCGGCGTTGTAGGGGAGAAACTCGGCTTCCATCTTCCCCTGATCGACGGCGTTACTCTCCAAGAGCAGACGCTTGATCCAGAGACTCGAAAACACCACCTCGGGGGTGGCGGGGAAAACGAGCGGATTCGGTGATGGGATGTTCATGCTCAAAGTGTAGCGCCTCTTCTACCCTGGGGGCTTTGCAGGCCCCCAAGGCAGTGTGAGGTGCTACCTCTTAGTAGCAAGCGACCAAGTCGAGGGCACGCTGGCAGCGTTTGTGGCGAACCACAAAGCCGAGGTCAGGGCGCTCAACTTTCGGGCCGTAGGCGAACAGGGCGCGGAAGAAGCCGATATTAGAATCGACGTTACAATCCCTCGAAGGGATGTTCCGGAAAACAAATTCTCCGGTCCAGCTATACTGGGGATTGTATTTCATCGGGCTGGCTGCTTTCGGCTTGGGCACAAGAACCTTCAACACGTCAGCGTGATAAATCACGGTGTCGGTGTATTCCGCATTCTTGTAAGCATCCGAAACTTCCCACTTGTCACCCTTCGTCGTCGGGGTCGACGCGAACGGCTGACGGCGAACCCATGCACCGCCGACGAAGTCGTAACGGGGCGGGAATTCAACCGTGAAGAAGCGGAAGCCGCGATACACACCGGACAGACCGGGCGCTCCGAGCATCGGGGACTGGGTCTCCGATCCTTCGAAAGCGTAACGGAAGTCGTCACGGGTGTTGGCGTCTTGGCGCTTGAGGTCATGGAACGTGAAACGCTCGCCGACTGCCGCGTAGATGGGGGTCATCTCGTCGACACGGGCGAACGGATTGATGCCACCGCCTGCGTAGCCCAACTGTTCGTAAATCGCCTCGAGGATGCCCCAGGTCAATTTAGAAGTGGCGGGTGTGACAGGGAAGGTCGCACTACCGGACGGGAGGTTCGGGGCCGCGACCATTTTGGTGCCGCAAGCGTCGATATACTCGTCCTGATAAGCGTTGGTCCAAACCCATTTCGTGTTCTCAGAAAGAACGCGAACGATGTTTTTGACCTGATCTTCGACCTGCCAGGCGAACTGAAGGTCGTCCAGACAGATGTCGGGCGAGTTCAGCGCGGCCTTTTTGAGGCTGGTCTGGCGCAGGGTGATGCCGAAGTTGTCGATCGACTGACCGGCAGTTCCGCAAGTGCCACCCGCTTCGCCATCCGAGGACTCCCATGCATTGAAAGAAACCGGGCTGGACGAGAGCGTGCGCTCATAGATCGGGTAACTATATTCCGTTCCTTGCCCGTCCATCCACTGCTCACGCGGCAGATACTTCAGGTAGAAATCGGAGTTGATGATGTTCTTCGAGACATTGTTCCGGATGAGGCCGGCATGTTCCACGAAGAGAGCTTCAATATTATTGCAAGACATAATGCTTGTTTTTCTCCTAATTTGTGGGGTTATTACTTTGCCTTGATCGAGAGACGCACATGCGGTCCCGAGGCTAGTGACAACACCACGATTTTGCTTTTCTCTTCCCGTCGCGGATCGGGCTTCCTCGCGAACCTATCTTTTCTGATTTCTACCGGATGATTGCCGCTACCCGTAAACGTGAGACTAAGTTACGCTCGGTTAAGTGGTTGTCAAATTACGGGGTTATTATAAAAGCAAAGGGAGGGGGCAAAATATCCCCCTCCCTCGCGTCCGGTCACCGAAGTTTCCGGAGGGATTTTAAGATAACCCCGACTTGATCGCCGAGAAGAAGTCCTCGTGCTCGACCTTCTCCTCTTGGCCGCTGCCCACGATCGGGTCGGCTGCTCCCCCACCCGCACCAGGCTTCGCGCTCTGGTATTTCGAGAGGGTCTTGTTTAGCTCGGCCGTCTTGGCGAATAGCTGCTGCACCAACCCATAGAGGAAGGGTGAGGCTGCGGCCCGGAGAGCGACTTCGGCCCGTGCTTGGTCGCTGTCGGCCACCACGTTCCAATCCAGCCCCGTGGCGAATTGCTCGATCTCCCCGATCTTCTGGTTCCACGCATCGTCGCCTTCACGGCGGCGGAAGAGCGGAGCTTTCTCGGAGACATCGCCCCAGATCTTCTCCAGGGCTCCCCGATACTGCTTGTTGCGCTGCTCGATGAACGCTTTCTGCTGCTCGGTGTGATGTTCTTGGATCTTCTCCAAGGCGAGCTTCGCATTGTGGCGCACCTTGTTGGCGATGCCCTCGACCTTCTGCCATTCTTCCGCCATAGCGTAGAAGCGCATCCGGTCGCGGTCATTCATGCCGCTGGCCATATCGACGAGTAGCTCGGTCTGCTTCTCCGGATCGGCTTCGGCAAAGGCCACACGGGCATCCGCCTCACGGAACTCATACTTCTTGGCGAAGGATTCGAGTTGCCCGTTGATCCGTTCACGGGGCACCGCGACCGCATCTTTGAATTCCTTGGTCGCCTCGACTCGCGCAATTTGAAGCTCCCGCTCGTAGGCATCGACCGTCTCGCGGAGTTGTTTGACCTCGTCGGGGGCGACATCGGTCGAACGCTTCTCCAGTTCGGCCACCTTGGCTTCGAGTTCCTCGCGGCGATGGCGCTCCTCTTTGAGTGCCTTGCGCTGCTCGGCCCACCGCTTCATCGCGGCCTCAGTCATCGCCCCTTCGGGAGGTGCGTCGTCCGGCTCCGGCTTGGCCTCGGCTTTCTTCGGTCCGCCCAGGAGTTCGGCCAAAGCGTCGGCATCGGCCGTAGCCGGGGCTTCTTCTTTGGTCGGTTCTGCGACGGGTTCCGCTTTGGGTGCTTCGGTTTTAGTCTCGGGAGCCTTGGGGGCTTCCGCCTTGGGTGCCTCGGGCGTGGGAGCGGTGGGCTCTTTGCCGATCGAGTTGAAGGCTTCCGACAGCGAACGAGCCGCGTCGAAAGTCATGGTTCCACCAGTCTCGGATAGCTCCGGGGTAACGGTGGATTGTGTTTGGTTGTCCGACGCCGGCGCGGACTCATTCCTCGGCGTGTTTGCTTCTGCCATAAATTATTCGTCGACCAAGTTCGGCATCAGATCTTTGGTCGAGGGGACGACCTTGATTGGGGTCGCCAAGGCTTCGAGGGAACGCAGCGCGTGGAAGAACCCTTCGCGGCGGGCGTTTTGCAGGGCGTTGAAAATTAGAAAGTCGACATCGCTCGGCACGGGCATCTCGGTCGGCTCTCCCAGATCGCGGAGCACATCGAGGGCGGCTTGCATCGAGGGATGGCGCAGCACTTCGGCGAGTCCGCCTTGGAGATGCTCGTTGCGGCGGAAGGAGTTTAGATTGTGTTTCATAAAGTGGTTGCGGGGTTATTACTGCGTGGCCTGCATGTGCATCGAATCGCGGCCCCAGAAAGCCCCTGCCGCGAGCCACCCTTCCCGTGCAAAGATCTCCATGACATCGAGCGGCATGTGCGCCCGTGTCGGCCAGTGGGTGTGGAGCCCGTTGCGGGGCGCATCGAAATCAATCGCCGCCGCCCGTGCGTGGAGGCTCGGGAGACTGCCGCCGCGCATCTTGCGGTTGGCGTAGACTCCGTAGAATTTGTTGATCCCCGCCTCGCTCCGGGCTTCGTCGGTCTTGTAGCGTTTACCCAGTTCCTTGAGGATGCGCTCCAAGCTCGGGGCCAGCTTCTCGTGGACTCCGATCGAGCGGACCGTCTTAGGTCCGTTGTAGAGATACATCTTGTAAGGCACTGGGATCTGGACGACCGAGACCTTGCCGGCTGCACCGTAGAACGCGGTGAGACTTTTCTGATCCTGCTTCGGCCAAGGGTTCGGCTTGGGCATCATCGCCCGCAGATAACGCTGGGTCGCGGCGATCGACTGCGGCCCGAAGAACCCATCGGGCTCGGTGCCGACCGTCTCTTGGATGATCTTGATCTGGGTTTGGTTCACTCAGGCTTGACCACTTTTTTCCCGTCGCCCGGCTCGACCGAGACCGTTACCCTTTGATTGAGGAAGTCGTAGCCGAACCCGATTTTCGGGGTCACGCAGCCGGTGAGGAGCAAAGCCACCGCCGCGACCGCGTATTTCATTTGCGGGAGAACTTCGCGATGAAGTTCACCACCGAGCGCAGCGTCTTTTCAGGCTGGTCGCCGGGGATGAGTTCGAAGATGACGATGAGCGCGGCCAGCAGCCCGCTCACGGCACCCATGATTTCCAGCCAGTTCAGGGAACTGACCACTTGGATGATGTTGGTGATGTCCATAATATATTGTGTGGTTATTACTATCGTTGCAAAATTGCCGCCCGCAACCCGTCCATCAAGAAAGCCGAGAGCGCCCCGATCGCGGCAGCGATCCCGTAAATGGTGGACTTGGTATTCTCCAGGTGCTTGAGCCGATCGTCATGTTTTTCGAACGATCTCCGGAAGGACTCCTGGTGCTCCAAGATCAAGTCGACCTTGGTCTCCAACCGCGCCAGTCTTTCACCATCGAAGCTCATCGACAGAGATTCTTCCTTCCGTCGGCGAGAACCGTCAGGGGCCAACATGTTGAGCGGGTCGGAGACATTCATTGTTAATATGGTGCGGGGTTATGACCCCTGCAACTGCTCGAGTTGAGGCGGCTGTGCCGACTGCGCGGCGAGCCACTGCTGCGTCGCGGGGATAGCGGCCAAAACGGCGGCAAAGGCAGCAGCAAGCTCTGGCACTTCTTCCATAGCGGGGTGTAGCTGACAGCTAATCATTTGCAATTTACTTTGATCTGCCAATTCTCCTGACTCGGTTGCTGGCAAAAGACCGACATGGATGGCTCCGCTGGATACTGATGGCTGCGTAGCAGACAAACTAAAAACGTGCAGCTTGTTGAATACTTTGGCCGGAACTGGATCATTGATAATGGGTGTAGGATTGTCGAGCATAATATATGTTAGGTTGCGGCCTGAATCGGAATGCGGTATTCCGTTCCGTTCAGCCAGATTCGTAGATAATTACCAGTTGCCCCTGTTGGAGCGGATGAAGTTGTTAAGTGTGCCATAGCTTCCGCGCCAAAACGTCCGATAGAAAGTGTTCCGTCCAACGGCCCAGTAATGGCCCCATAACCAAGAGCAACGCAAAGAGTTCGGCTCTCTGAATCTACGTCGGAAAATGCTCCGAGCAGAGTATTTCTTGTCCCAACGGTATTATTAAATGCAGCATTGACCCCAAACGCAACATTACCCCATCCAGTTGTGCCATTATTCAAGGCACCAGCACCGATTGCGGTATTGTAGGCGGCAGTTGTGGCCGTTTGAGCCGCGCCAGAGCCAACGGCAGTATTGTATGACCCAGATGTATTATTATATAAGGCCGACGCACCAACGCCAGTGTTGGAAACACCCGACAAAGACGCGGACTGAAGGGCAGTGTCTCCTACATTGACATTTCCCGTCCCGGCCCTTGTGTGAGTATTCGGGCTAATTTCTATATATGCACTTCCGTTCCAAACCCACACTTTGCCGTTATCGTTAGTGACGTAGACTGAACCGCCAGCGGACACCGTGACGCCCGGAGTAGGTAAATTCGCGAAATTGGCTACACCGACGAACACATCTAACGCATCCCGTTGCGCTTGCGCGTTTGCTGCTGTAAGCAAGGTTCGGCCAGCAGAAGTAGAATCAAGAATGGCAGCGGCAGTATGGGTATCAGTAGGATCAATGGCCCAAGTTCCTCCGTCCCACACCGCGGTGTAAGAGTCATTAAACCCAGCTCTTAAAGTCGCGAGAGTGAAGTATGACAACGAATTTGGAGGACCTACACGGTGTCTTATCAAAACATTTGCCATGATGACATTGTCGTTGAACTTAACAACATCGCCATTTTGGTTTCCTTGCGCTGGGAGCGTTATGGTTCCTCCGGGATAGGAGGTAACCTTAAATCTACGATTTCTCCCCGCGGG